TATTAAGGTGTGTTTCAAAGAATTTGGTAGTTATAGAATCAATCATAATTTTCCTGTGTATTTAAAATATTCCCGTTCATCCCAATCTTGATTGAGTTCAGTAATACTTCGACTTGTTACGTCACGTTGCTTTTTTATCCACTCAAGCTTTGGATTTATTTCTTTTGCAATATCAATATCAATATTGTTTGGCACCACAAGAATTTTATTTTTTGGGAATACTTCTCTCAGGGCAATACATGTGGAATCCAATGCTTCCTGAGATATTGTGGCATCATTATAAGTTACCACAATCACTTCATCAACTGATAACTTTACTTTTTTTAGATCTTCAATTTCAACCTTCATTTTTTATATCTCCTTCCTGATTAAACACTTTTACAAGTCTGTGTGATATTTTTCCTTGTGGCTTTGGATCTCCGAAATCAACCTTTGTTCTTTGGGGAGTGTGTCCAACAACTATTCCTATTTTCACAATAATGCCACAAATATTATCCGCCGCCGCAACTCTTGTCCCTATTGTTAATTCATTCCCGTCCATGTCTAATGGTATTTTCATCCTAATTCGGCTCCTAATCTGTATTGTCTAAATCCCCAATGATGGACTTCTTTCCCATTAACTTTATGAAACATTATTCCGTAGTCAGCTACTTCCTCTAAAAGATCAATTGCGTTTTTATCAGGATATGTATTAAGGTAGTATATGCTTCTTGGTTGTATACTGATAAGTTTTCTGGTACACATTATACAGGGTTGGTTAGTGCAGTAAATTTCACAACCTTTTAAACTGATACCGTGAACAGCCGCTTGCACAATTAGATTTTCTTCAGCATGAATTGCCATACACTTTTCTTGTTGGCTTCCAGAAGGTATATTTAATCGTTCTCTCAAACAACCTCCACGTTCAGCACAATGACGAATGCCGGTAGGAGCGCCGTTGTATCCTGTTGCCAAAATTCGTTTATCTCTGACGGCAATAGCGGCAATTTGCCTTCGTATACAAGAACTACGTGTGGCAACAACTTCCAAAATACTAAAGAAATACTCATCCCATGATGGTCTTTTATGCATTTTTGCCCTTTGGAGTAATTACTTCCATTATCATATTAGGAGCATTAACAATAAGTTTCCCTTCTATAATAGTTAATGCGCCATAATTTATATCTTTTGAATGGGATATTATGATTATTGCTCCTTCAGGTATTACGATCTTTCCCATTTCTTCAATTTTAATATCTTCCGGCTTGATTTTATCTGGTAACATTCCTGGCAAGGCGTTCAAAGATATAAGTTCTTCTATATCTTCTGCACCTAATTCAATAGGGACATAGTATATTGCATAGTCATCACTCTTTCCTGTTGATATCGTGTACCAGTCTATGTCCCAATCATCAATATCATTTTCACTAACCCAAGTTCCGTCAGGCCAGAGAAAAATTTTTAATTTATCATCCATTTTATACCTCATAATTTTTTAATTCATTATAGGCACGTATCATTGCAACTGTATCCTGCTCAATTATAGCTTCTTGTGCTTTGGAAACATCAATTTCCATTAATGTCGAAGCAAGTCTTCCAGCACCTTTAAGAATGGGATCTTTGTAAATTTTGATTATTTTTTTTACCCTTTCAATTTCAAGGGGTAGTGCTTCAGCCAATGATAATGATCTTGTTTCTTCAGTCATTTATATAAATCCTTTCTTTTCAGCCAACCATTTGGGAATTAAAAATCTAATTTCTTCATAATCTTCTGGCTCATCAATGTAATCAGCCAGGGAATCAGGTATCCATGCCTTAATGCCATCAACATCAATAAAACAGGCATTTGGACTAACTGTGCGCACTCTTCCAACAAACTCAAGCATTTTATTATCCATTCATCATCGCTCCTATTATCTGCCAATTTAAATCAAACTCTTTTCCATTATAAATGTCTTTATAGGTCAAATTATCTTGTCGTTCATAGTAGTCCAGTATATCAGTAAGATATTCGAATAATTTTTTATCGTAGGTTGATTTTGATCTTTCAAGAAATGCAAGACAGAATGAAACAGCAGTGCCAATATGAGTTTCTCCTTCATGCCAATGAAGTGCATCTGACAAAGTATCAAGCCATAATTTAATTTCTTCTTTGTTGTCTTCAAAGAAATGTTTATTCCTTCGTTTTATGATTGCTAATTCACCATCAACTATCATTTTAACAAATTCAAATCTTGTTTTAAGTCTTCCTGGTTTTAATGGTACTAAAAGAAAACTTTCTAATGATCGTAGAATACCCAGTTCAGCCGCCCTTATAATTAATGCTTTATTTGCTACACTCATTTTTAATCCATTCCTTTTGATCTTTCTTTGAAAGACCTTTGCATTTTACTTTTCTTATACCCGATAATCCAAGAGAACAAAATTCAGGTTTGGTGCAACTTTCTTTTCCAGTTTCTTTTTCATGAAGTCGGCCATGAAGGCATTGTGTTAAGCAATGTTTAGATTTCTTTGGTACATTACAAATAATCACTTCAGAGATATACTTTTCAAGTCTCTGTTTTTTTGTTGGGATTTTCTTCATTTTTTATAATCCTGAAGTTGTTTTTCATTAACCAATGATGAAATTCTTTTGCAGTAAAGGCGCACTCTCCTCCTTCTTCTGCACAGTTTTCATTTATAGGATGTAGCCAAGAACAACAAAGGGCCTTACAGAATTCGTTCTTTCCATAAGGCCGTTCACATGTTTTATCAGTTTTATTTTTCATGTCAGAATAATACTACACTTTTTGTGAGCTTGTCAATATATTAATGATAAATTAATAACTTTTTATATGTAAATTAATTATATTAATTACTTGAGTTTCAGTGCTTATATAAGAGCCATGAAATAGATTTTGTAAGTATCGTTGTCTTTAATTTCATCAATGATGCAATCCTGGTATTTTCCACTCCTTTCATAAGCTGGCCTGACGCTGATTTTATCACCAACAATAGGGGGTTTGCGCTTATATTTTACGTGGACCCTTTTCATTGGCATCGTGCCTATTTTCGCATTGATATCCACAACACTCCTTGTAAACTTAATATATTATTTACTTGACAGTCACGCTGACATTATTCCATGTCCAAACTGCGATATCCCAGACTTTCCATAAACCAAGAGGGACAGAAATAACAATGGTTATGACCATAATCCAAAACAATCTGACCATTCCATCGCCCAGATCTCCGTACATATGCTCCTCCTAAACTTAATACATTATTTAGTTGACTTTTAAATCTTTCATTTTGAATTGATATTCAAGGTCTTTAGGGTCAATCCTGGTGCCTTCACCATTTCTTATAATACAGCCCCCATTACGCATATCTATTCGCAGATCAACATATTTACAGGTCCGGTTCTTCCCCCATTTCCACTGACCTTCTTTCATGAGCTTATAGACCTTTAAGAAGTCATCCAAATGATCCCAGGTGTTTGTTTTTATTTTAGTTGCTAAATCCATTTTCCCTCTCATCTTAATACATTAAATAGTTGATTTTGGATCAGCTATTTTTTCACCACAAAATGGGCAGAAAGAGTGCATGATATTTGTTTCTATTTTTTTCTTTTGTCCGGTCAAAGTGATGATTGCTTTTGAATATGTTTTTGTTGTCATAACAGTACCATCCAGCACAAACGCCTGTTCAATTTCAACCGATTCATAGGGTTTCCTGAACTCTTGGGCCTTGCATCGTTCATCTAATCTTTTCTCAATTTTTTCAATACAGTCGCACATATCAGGCTCCTTAATTTACTCATCTTGTTTTCATATCCTTTAATGTTTGCGGATCATTTCTATCTGGCCTTAGTCCTTCAAATCTTGGAAGATATAAAGAATGTAATTTATTATATCTTTTATCTTTGATAATGGATTCACAAGAAACTTCTATTACTTTTCCTATTTCATTATCCCAATTAAGTTCTCGTTCTTTATCAGAAAATCCGGTTCCAACTGAAACTCGTAAATTACCACATGCAGATTCACAAATTAATGCACCCATACAATTTTCAAAACGAGTACCTTTTTGTCCTTTTTTCCAACCTACTAATTTTAAATCATAGTCTATCACGTTTTTTAACTTTACGCAATCAGGGGAAGTGTGATCTTTCCACTTTGCATGAATGTTTTTTACAATGGCCCCCTCTTTCCCTTCTGACCGTAATTGTTTATAAAAAGATTCTGCTTCTTTAAAAGAATAAAGTTTCTTGGAGTTTATTGTGCTGAATAATTTGTTCGGTTGAATGTTGCTCATTTTTCTGACAAGTTGAGATATTCTGGTTAATCTATGTTTGTATTCAATGTCACATGATCCAGACCAGAAATCTTTTTGCGGAACTGCATCCCATAGTTTTATGATTGCGTGTTCTGCTTTGTTACTTGGTGCCGCATTTTGAAGACAGGAATTTAAGAATCCATTTCCTGTTTTTCTTGGAAGAATTTTTCCATCAATCATGATAAGCAATTCACCCATGTAAACAGTATTCCAGTATTTCTTTGACATAAGTTTAAAAAATTCATGCAAATGTTCCATTTGATGAACAATGTTTCCGTTTCTTGATCTGATCAACGAACTTCCATCATGATCAATAATGATATTGCAAAACATTCCATCGGCTTTCTCTTGTCCAATTGCACCTTGCTCATAATTAATATTGCCCATTTTCTTTTTAGCTGTACGGCATCTCATGTACGGGTAAAGTTTTATTGTTCCTGGTTTTGCTTTGTTGATTGTTTTTCCGCTGAAACCACATTTTGCATCTTTATTTATGATACGTTTTACAACTTCAAATGTTTCTGTATCACAAGAACATAAATTGGATAATTCTTGTTTATCTGCATTAGACGCACCTTTTTGGTCTGCCAATTTATTTAATTTACTAAATAAATCAGGTTTTGAAAAATTAATAGTTTTATCTGGTTTTGGAAGCTTTTGTATTTTGTAATGCCAATCTTCATTATACATTAACTTTATTACATATAAAAATGTTTTGTCTTCCAAAGATGTTTTTAAAAGTTCAATTTTACCGGTTGTACTGCTTTCTTTTTTAATTTTCTGTAAAGAATTAAATACGTTTTTTAAAGACATTACTCACCTTCCATGTATTGATCTATTATGTTTTTCTTTACGATCTCCAAAAGAGCAACCATTTCTGAAGCTGACATTCCGGCTTGATTAAATGACCAACTATATTTATCACCAGTGTCATCCAATCCGATAACTATTAGCTTCTTGCCCTCTTTGAATCCACCACGTTTACCGATATCATTTTCAAGACAATCATTCAGACATTCAGTGGGTGAAATTAATGTAGCATCATTCTTTATGTATCCCAAGCTTGTTATTTTTGACATAATTTTCTCCTCACAATCACATGAGGGGCCCAACGTTACTCGCCCCTACCTCCACATTTATCACATGTATCTTTTTTGGGTTTTTGTGTGTGAATTTTTTGAAGTTTGTCTACCATCTTAAACGCACTCATTTGAGCATTATTTTCCAGATTGCTGATTTCTTTATGAGTTAAGAACACGCCATCCCAAGGACCTCTGAATCTGAATTGTTTGGGCTTTCCATTCACAAATGTATTTAACCATACATCTTTCCCTTGAAGCAATGCAATCAAGGATTCCTCAGTCAATTGTATAATTTCTGGATATTCTTTATCCGACATTTATATCTCCTTTGCTTGTTTTCCAAGTGCCTGTTAAAAATGGTTGAGTTTTGTATTCTTGGTCTGGAATGGGTTCGACAATTATTTTTGGAGTTCTGCCTTGTCGTCCACTAATTTTCATAGTGTATCCACCTATACGATGAACCACACTCGCACAACGTTCAAGCAGTTCTTTCCTATTTTGTTCATTATCCATTCCGTGATTGGTAACATCAACACAAGTTCTGTAATTTATGGCATGTTGAACATATGCCAAAGCAAGAAGTTCTGTTCTACCTTGTCCTCTATGTCCCATAGGATCGGTTAACCATTTTATAGCTTCAAACTTTTCGCTTTGATCTGGTGTTAATTCAAATATTAGCATATTTAGAATCCCATTTGTTTTGTTATATAACTTTTCATTGTTTCCAATAAAGATACTATTTCACTGTATTTCATTCCAGCCTGTGTAAAATTAATATCATAATTATCTTCGGTATCATCCAATACAAGACATTTATTTTTTATATTTCAGGGAATTTTAGACAGTCTGCGGTGCTTAACATGTCGAGACAATGAATGAACATAACAATTGGGGGATAATTTTCAAATGCGAACTCCTCTCCTTTTGGAATGCTTTTGCTCCACTGTCCAGAATGATATCTAACTCCCATTATCATTGTTTCCATTTCAGAATCTGAAAAATGTTTCAACAAAACTTTTCTGTTCTTTTCAAGAAGATCTGCCATTGCCTTATCGTGGTGTGTGTAGGTATGTGGTGTGTTCCCCTTCTTCCCATATTTCATCATGTCGTGAAGGATTATTGCCATAAGATACACATCATTCTTTGTTGACTTTTCAGGGCCAGGAAACATGCGAATAATAGATACAGCCGCAAAAGCCATTTCATAGGTATGATGTGCATTTGTAGGAATTGATCCGTCCGCTTTTTGATGATATTTTCCAGATGATGATGTAGGTCTATCCCAAATATCTACCATCTTAGATTCTATCAACATCAACAATTTGAAACCATCAGGTGTCATACTTTCTTCTGCCATTTCTATCAGTGCTTTTGTATAATCCACTACACTTCTCCTTTTTGAATGTTATTTTTTACGTATTGAAATGCAGGACTACAAGAATCACATCCTTCCCAATTCACACACTGTTCTCCTGCAAGTCTATGGCAAACAGCTTCATCAAAACTTTTGAATTGTCCTAAAATCTTTGATTGTCTATTTACTTGCAGACTTGCTCTCCATTTATTGTTATTTTTGATCCAACAGACACCTTTCACACCTGATGTGTTATGAGAAAAATTACCTATATTTCTCATATTACATTGTTGAGAGGCTTCCCTAAGATTATTTATCCAATTATTATGTTTAACTTGATTTTTATGTTCTACTATTTTTTCAGGTAAATATCCGTAAACATATAGCCAAGCTAATCGGTGAGCTTTGTAAGGTTTTCCTTTAATTGTGATTATAATGTATCCGTAAGTATCAGAACAACCGGCTACACAACCTATTTGTACACAGTTAGCAGTTTTTATTTTCCAATAAAAATCCCCAGTCCAAGGATTGTACATTAATATTTTATGTAATTCAGTATAGGTAATCATTTTTTAAACTCTGGTTTAATTTTGAACTCACTGAACAACCTTTCCAATCCTGTTGTCAATCTCTTATCTTTGTCCTTAATCTTTCCCTTTTTGGTCTTTTTCTGCTTGTAGATCAAGACCTCAGGTAATTTCTTTCCTGGGTATTTCTTTTTAAATTCTTTGACAAGTTTATTGATACTTGTTTTTTTAAGATTTTTTGGTTTTTTCTTTTCTGAAGGGTGAACATAATTTAATTTTGTCATAGGAGGGTCCTCAATAAAGTCAGCAAGGCTACGTAAAAATTCAGGTAACGTGATATCAAATTTGTGCAGTCCAGTCCGTATAAATGAATTGGTTATTTTACCTTCAACAGCGTTTGCTCCTCTGTGAATTATTCCACGAATCAATCCAGCTTCTTCAGGTTTTCCAAGATTTCTGGCATTTGATGAATGGGCATGATCAACTACCATTACATCAGCGTTGCATTTCATTTTTAAAACAGGACAAATATCATTCTGCTTCTTATGAAAATGTTTACGTATCTGATATAATTCTTTGGGTTTTATTTGTCTTTTCTTTTTCATGAAAATCCATTTTGTGTGTTTTTGTGAGGGGTGAGGCAGGAATGTAGAAAATTAAAAAAGACATTCCAATCGGCCTATCCGAACTCACCCCAAACTTTATTTTTAATGGAACGGCATGAGGTTCACAGATAAAACCCTTTCAGGTATAAATTTCCTCTCCGGACAATCCGGTGCCGTTCCAAACTGTTACCCCATTGATTTAGTTTTAAAATTCATTTGATGAATTGCAAGCAAAAGTGCCAAAATTATTAAACCAATAATTTTAAATGTCCAAACGAAATTCAGCCCAAATTTTTCAATGAAATATGCCATTATCAGATTTGCTTCATACACATACCCAGATCTTAGTCCGATAATTGTGTGCCATGCATCAAGCAGGCTGTATATTGCTATAATAGTAAATAATACCCATGTTATCCATACATCCATTTTACTTTCTCCTTATTTTTATCTAAAGTTCTGCCCCCCAAAAATCGGTCCTGGGTATTTTTTGTTAAATTCATCTACTTGTTCTCGGAGTATCCTTTCTCCAAATCCAGCAGGACAATCCATTACTTCTTTTGCTTCTTTTTCAAAAGTGATATACCCTAATTTCTCAAGAGCAAGAATTACCACTTCAACATCCTCTTCATATTGTGGAAATTCATTGTTTTGGGTTTCTTTATAAACTTCTTTTAATTGATCAGAATCAATCTGCCAATCACCTTTTTGACCGAATGTATCCGCTTTCTTAAATTTTTTCATTTAGGGCCTCCTTCTGTTTTTTAATACATGCTCAAACGCCCCGGGCACAACCAACACAACCAAGATTGAACATGCTACCTGGTAAATGTGGCCTATGCCCAGGAGGGCACGGCGAAATAAATATGTTTTGAACGTCATCGGCTCCACCCTACCTGCTTACTCACATTCATAACATTCAACTTTAGTATTTTCAGGTATTACAAATTCATTCTTTTTATTTTTCTTTTCTTCCAAAATCATTTTTAAGTTTTTCATATTTTAAACATCCTCTTTTTAAAGTGTCTCAGTAGTCTATTTTATCGTGTTTGCTCTCTTTTGTATATCAGTGTATTAAAGTTTATCTAAAAAGCATTGTATAAGAGAATTTAAGCTCTAAAATTTCTCTTTTTACTGTTCTGATATTGTTTAAGTGTTAGTTTAGCAACATTTTTTATTTCTTCTTTCAATGCCTTGATTAATTCATCTTTGGCAATATCAAATGCTTCTTGTTCAGATGGAAGCCTAAACCGTCCATTTATTTCTTTTACTCCTCCGAATACGTAACCATCAACTTTGAATGATATATTTGATACTTTGAATCTATCCATTTTATATAAATACCTTTTTAATATTCTTTGCAAGAATTTTAATTTCCGGGCTTGATGGTGTCAGTCTAACCCTGACATATTTTATCATTTTAGATGCTTTGAAATATTTATAAGAGCCATCAACATTTGAATCTTGGTGAATTGATCCATCAAAACAAAACCCAAATCCCACAATCCATCCAACAGTATATCCTATTTTAGGTGAGAATTTATTTGATTTCCATCTGATAGGTGTTTCTTCAGAATGACCACTTCTGAAAGGATCATTTGTTGGTATTCCATTTACTCTTTTTTTCAGTCCTGTTCTTTGAAGCTCCCCACCAACGAATCTGCAAAGTTTCCCCATGTAAGGGAGCATCTCATGTTTTTTAGGATGTTTCATTTGCTGTTTTCCTTTAATATTTTATCATTAAATTAGAAATTTTCACATTTCTGAACATGTTCTCTTCTTTAATAATCATCTTTGTAACATCTAAATTCTTTGTTTGAGAGTGCTTTAAAAGCTTTTAATAGTAGTGTATCACTTTTTAAAACATAGCTCTTAAATCAACACGTATTCAATCTTGTTCTATAGATTCGATTTCTGTTGATTGTAGTTTTTCCATTAAGTTTTTTGTTGATCCAATTCCACTACTAATTTTTTTAACATGTTTAGAAAGCTTCATATACCTATCTTCTAATCTTTCTAAAGTGTCTATATCCTCAGAAGCAAGTTCATCCATAATCATATTAGAAAATAGTTTTTTGAAAAGAAAGTCAAGATGAGGGTAATATTTATGGTTTGTTTCATATTTTTCACCTTTCTTCTTTCCTGTCAAAGATGTTTTTAAATCGAACATGTAAAATTGCTTATCATCCGCTGATAAATAAGTGTCTTTAAATAAATGTATCATAATTTTTCCTTTATTTTAATCTCAAAACTTGTTTCCATGGATGTATGTTTTCGATAATTGGCTGAAAATCAAATTCTATACAAAGCTTTATAAAATTACGCAAACTAAGATGATCCGGACGAATTACATAATCAGGAGTGCCTTTCATAGGCAATATTACCAATGCTTTGTTTCTATTTATTACGTCTTTTCCGGCTCTGCTTTCTATTGCTTTGAAAGCTTTAGTTGTCGGCTTCATTTTTCCTTTAATATAATTCAATGCGCCTTTCTCAGCAACGTGCATTTGCTTTTTCGTAGGGTCTGGCTGAGGAATTGGAACACCCTTTACATTATCTGAGGAACACCCACCAATCGCTTTAACTCTTTTCCACATTTTCGGTTCGATGTTAAATTCTCTATCAAAGTCCGTTAAGGTATAATAATTATTTGTTTTTGGATTCATAATGCACACATTGTTTGTAAGCAGTTGATACATATCATGATCAGTGGTGCATATCACTATTTGATCATCTTTATATTTTTTACATACTTGCCCAATTGAATCATCAGCTTCAAAGCCATCTCTTCCAAATAAATTTCTATACCCCATTGTTGGCAGAACATAGTCAATTATCTTTTCAAATTGTGGTCTGGCTAAATTGTCTAATTCAATTTGTTTTTCGGTTCTGTTTTGTCCTCGTTTTTCTTTGTACTCAGGGTATAATTTTTTTCTTTTTGAAGATCTGCTATCAAGAGCAAAAACAATTTGGTTTGCTTTTGTTTTTTTAAGAAGAAAATTTAGTTTCATAAAAAATCCATAAATTACAAAAGTATGTTTTTCATTTTTAGTAATTCTGTGCTTACCAATACTAAATTTAACTACGTGCAGAACGGAAAGTAAATCTATGCTGAGTATTCTATTCATGTTAATTCCTGTAAAAAAGGGGCGTACAAAATCGCACACCCCTTATTTATTTATATAAAATCAAAAGATATTATCAGGGGTATATATTAATCTTCCCACTCATCATCTTCCCACTCATCATCTCCATCTTCTTCCACATCACCGCCCTCTTCTTCACCATCTTCCTCTTCAAAAAGTTCGTCAATAACGGCAGTGCGGAGATCAGCAATTTTCTTGTATTTTTTGGGCTGGACCTTCAGATCTTCATCTTCAATGAGTTCAATGAGTTCACCACGTTTCATCTTCAGGATTTCTTCTTCCGAAAGTTCCTCTTCCTCTTCTTCAGGCTCTTCCTCTTCTTCAGGCTCTTCCTCTTCTTCAGACTCTTCGGGAACTTCTTCATCTTCATCTCCATCTTCATCTGGAGCAGAGTTTTCGTCCTCCTCATCTTCGCCCTGAAGTTGGGAGAACAGTTCATCAAGTTTTACTTCAAGCAGACCATAAAGCTCATCGGCCAGTTCCATAGGATCAGCGCCTTCTCTGACATTCTCAGAAAGTGATAAGCCAACTTTCTCTTTGGCATAATCAGAGGAAATGCCCACTGATACTGTCAATCTTCTTTCTCTCATGAAGATAGCTTCCACAGTCTTTTTGATTGAATCTACTTCTGACTTTTTTACATTTGATTTTTTACGAATTGCCATTTTTAATTCTCCATTTAAATGTTAATATTTTCTCTTTCTTACAGGTGTATTTAATATTTTTTATCTGTTAAATCAATCATTTGGAGTCATATTTCCTTTTCCGTTGTGGCTTCAGTTTGTCAATCACATTATCATATGCTTCTTGGCAAAGACTGAATAATTCATTTTCAAGGTCGTTGTCCTCTATATGTTTTACCAATGCAGACAACTTCATCTTTTCTGCAAAACCTTTACTATTTATGGAAGCTTTTGTTCCTGTCCAATCTCCTTCAGAAACCATAAACGTTATGCATGAGGTTATATTATCAACTCCATAATCAAACAGAATCGGAAAATATGCTTCCCCATGTCTTCCAGTCAATTTGTTCTTTGTGATCTTAGCTTGAACATTCGTGATAAACGTTCTTTTTCCTTTTTTTTCTTTCTTCTGGCAAGCTAACCATATTTCATGAGCCGCATAAAATTTCAATGCTTTACCTCCTGATCTAACTTTGGGAGTAAACCTGGCACCGAATCCTATATTGTCTCTTGTTTGTGAAATTACGAGAAGCAATGATCCATGTTCGTGTAAGTCTTGGGTTCTTTGTGAAAACATAGCTGAAGCCATTTTTGCTTTCCCGTCCCCGTAACTTCCGGTTGTTTCATTTCCTTTCTCTCGTTTTTTTCTATTATCTGCATCTTTATCCATTGCCGCTTCAGAAGTTAATGCGTCAAATGAATCGAGAACATAAATAAATGGTCTGTCGCCGTCTAATGCTCTGGCAAGATTATCGTTCAAATCTTCTATTGTTCTTGAACGGATATCCAATTCAATTCTATCATGAACTTTTTTGCCAAAAAGATAAGCAATATCAAATTCATTTGCCACTTCAACATCATCAAAAATAAATCTGAAGTCATCAAATCTTTTTGCCAAACAACACTCAGCAAAAACAGTAAGCGCAAACAGGGTTTTTCCTGCGTGAGAATCACCGATCAAGTTTATCAATTTACCGAGTTTAAAAGCCCCCTCAATTCTGCCGGAACATTCAAGATTGAATGTGGTTGAACCTGTGGGAACCAATTCATTCGGGTCAATTTTTGGCGAAGTTTGCTGAATCGGCTCATTTGTTGATTTTTTAAACTGATCGCCTATCTTTTTGATTTTGCTTATCTTTTTTATTTTAGACATAATCTACCTTTTTCGAACTCTTTTTCTTTTTTTTGTGGTAGTTTTCCGATCAGCAGGGCGTTTTCTTTTCTTCTTTGGGGCATCAAACCCGCTATCATCAATATCCTCATCATCTTTCCAAGGATCATCTTTGTCATCAATTTCACCTGGACCGTCATCGTCAAGAAGTTTCATTTTCTTGAGAGTTCCCCGAAATTCTTTTTCAATTTCTTCATAGTCAGGGTGCATATTTATCACACTGTCGAGAGGAAAAGTCATGTCAAGGATTCTGTCTGGAATTGGTTCTTCTCTTTCAATCAATCTATGGCCAATATGATCAGTATTTGTCATGCCTGAGCCTTTCCTTTCCCAAGCAAGAGATTTTCCGGTATCTGGATCTGAGAATTTTACAAACCCGCCGCCCTTTGGAAGTTTAGCGATTGCTTCAATGTTTGCTTCCATGAAATAATGCGCCGCTTCATGAATCTGAATGCCTTTCTTTTCTTCTTCTCTGCTATCATGAACCCAGAAAAAATAAACAACCCGGTGTTTTGCAACCAGTTTTTTCCAGTCTTCTTTGTCGAGTTTTGTTGCTTTCATGAACTCACAGATTGGGCATGGTTTTCCAAAGTTTTCATAAGGACAAACATATGGTTTCAGCATATCACCAACGTTTGTATGAACAAACAGATCAAGCACATAATCCAATCTGCCCTCTTCGGTTACGGGCTGAAGACGTTCATCAAAAGGCATATCTGGACCAGCTTCAAACGGGATGATATCAACAATATGTTCTCCTTCTTTACAGAACCAAAATTCTACACCTTCCGGAACTTTGTCTTTCAGGAATATTGTTGGAAATCTTCCCCCTCCAGTTGTTTTAGTGCCCGCCTGGTGTCTTCTTCCGAGACTTTTTGCACCTTTATTTTTCTTCATTCTATCACGAAATCCCATTTTCTTTCTCCTTTACCTTAATTTGGGCGATGCCCTTAATCGGTATTTTTTGTTGACTTTCTTTTCCTGTTTTTGTTCAGTGCTTTTTTCTGTGCCAGATATGCTCCTTTCTCTTTTAGGTTATTGACATCTCTTTGTTTATTACGTGGCTCAGAATAGAATCCGCCAATTTTCAAAGATGTCAGGTTAGATAAAGCCAATTTTCTGTGATCAAATGCAGTTTTAACTCCGAGTAATAGATTGGAATCTTTTGATGCATCAATATATTTTCGTTCTGCTTGTTTGTATCTTTTTGATGAGGCTATATGCTCTTTTATTGCTGGTTCAGTTGGTTTTGAATCAAAGAACTTATCCCAATTTTTTTTAATGTCCGAATACATTTTAGCATAAACATAATCACACTGAGCCTTTCTCAAATCTCTGATATGCAATGCATTTGCGTGTTGTTCTGCATAATATAAAAAATGGGATGCTTGTGTGAGCCATTCATTTTCCAGATCATTTTCATTGATTTTGATATCTTCATTAAAGTCTCTGTCCATTATTCACCTCCAAAAATAGCTTCGTAACAGGCCATTGTTAATCCAGCTCTCCCACTATCAAAGAAGTTTTTTGTGAATGGTTGCATAGTGAAAAATACATCGTCTCCGCCATTGTTAAGCAGTATTGAATTAAAATAACCGAGAATAGGTCTCCTGGCTGATTCGCCATCGCCTTTATAATTTTTTAGAAGTGTTTTTACTTTTGCCCATTTTGTTTTTGTTGGCATATTGTAGGCAGTAAGTGTTCGGCAAATCTCAATAACTTCTGATTCTCCAGTTCCTGCTGAGGATAATGTACTCAAAGATCTTTCAGCATCATCCATGTCAATTACCATGTCAAGAAGCTTTAATGCTTGTCCGGCAGATCCGTCAGATAGTTCAATAATTTTTTCACGAACCTCTGTAGTAATACACTCTCTTTTTTCTCTTTTCAGAATCATTTTCATGAGCTTATGAAGATCAGAATCTTTTAAGGATTCTAATTCGTATGCGTGACATCTTCTCTTAAACGTCTGTTTAAGAGCTTCTGGGTTTGTTGTGCATACAACCCAATGCATGTATGAAGGGGGTTCTTCAAGAGCTTTTAAGAGCGATTCTTGAGCAGGTTTTGTCAGCATGTGAGCTTCATCAAGAAGGAAAACTTTCTTTTTCCCGTAAGGTGTGAACTTCATGTCAGAAATAAGTTTTCGTATTCCATCAATACCCCTATCATCTGCCGCATTTAGTTCTTTCCAGTCAGTATCTTGACAGCCTAACGCTGTTTTGACTATTCTTGCAAGAGTCGTTTTGCCAGTTCCGCCTGGACCAGTAAATAGAAAAGCTTTTGGGGGATCATCTCTCTTTAGGACAACTTTTAGGCTGTCTAAAACATCTCTGTTTCCAACGAACGTTTTAAATGATTTAGGCCGGTACTCCTGTTGCAAACTCATATTTATATTTCCTCCTCATGAAAATAGCCCTCACAAGTTAAAGCTTCACTTTGTGGAACAGTGCAAGGAAATTGGAAGAAATCACACCATTTATTATTCTGATGATCGCATTTATTTGTAGGGGCATTTCTTTTCTCTTGCCAATCAAGAAGAATATTTCCTATAAATCTTGAACGGGAAATGCCAACTTCGTCTGCTTCTGCTTGCAGATTTTTGACTAATTTATCTGGAATGGTGATGCTGATCGTCTTTGAAATCATAATACATTATCCTTTTATCACCTATTTAATATTTATTTTATGTATTTCATTATAATCAATAATAAGCATAATGTCAATGAAAATAATTAAGATATTAATGATTTATTAATACTAATCTCATGAAACAAAAACGACACCACGGGATAGCCTTCCCGTGATGTCTTAGTTTTTGATACTCGGAATTGAACCGAGGACAAATCGCTTTATAGGCGATAGCTCTACCATCTGAGCTATATCAATTTGTGCCATCGTTAAGTAAATTTCCGTTAGAATAAAATCTCATGTTAAAGATATCATGTATTACCATTATACGATCCGGACATATGGTTTTTGTTGGCGTCCGGAGAGAGACTTGAACTCCCATTCTGAAAAATTTTAGGATTTTAAACAATTTACTATTTACCTTTTTGGCTTAAACTGTAGGTCAAAAAACTTAATCTCATTGATTTTCTTCCTCAGGAAGAGAACCTTATTACACTAAACTAACACTAAGACTGGACCTAATTTGTATGGCAAGCGTTCCCCAAGTTCCCAAAATCCCCATGAGTAGAATTTAATTTTAAAGAGAACACCTGCCAAGTATTATTCTTCTATTTTAAAATCATTGCCGGAATTCCCGTTGATATATTTGAACAAGTTCGTACCAATCTTACCCGTAACGACTTCAGTTGTGTTTGCTCTTTGTCTGGCTTTTTTAAATGCACGAATCAGCTTGTCAATTCTGCCAAGCAATTCTGATTTTTCAGCAGGGGTGATCATACCTGACCAGGCTGTCAAAGAATACTTTCCAACATTTTTCACATTGGAAACTTCCTTTATCTGAGCTGGATGTTCTTTTGTAGCTTCATATAAAACAACCGCTTCAATTACGGATTCTGTCTTCAGCTTTTCCTGTGGTTTGGTTGTTTTATAAATGTTTTCACCTTGGGAAGCATCTTTCTCCCACTCAATGCCAGGAGCCAATGTGGGAATACTCTCATATGCAACACGGAGGTGTTTCATTCTGGTTTCCATTCCCAATAGAAACGTGGCCGGAAGATTCTCGCCAATTATAAGACCGTCAACGATCAGATTTGCCGTAGCATCTTGGTTCGTTGCTTCTTTCTGGAGCAGAGCATCGAAATATCTGATTTCTGTTTTCTGCATGTGGTCCAGTTTCGCCTGAACAGTTGTATCAATTTTTTTGAACTCTTCAGGATATGAAATTCCATCTTCAACAAACATTTCAAATTTCCTGTGCTGACCCATAAAATGATCCGCCTTCTTTGTAAAAGTAGTTCTGGTTTCGTCCAGAATCTTTTTATGGGCTCCGTCAAGATCTGCTTCAACTGCAAGTAATTCGTGTAATACTGCTTTCTTTTTAGCCATCGTTTTTACTCCTTTTCTTCTGAGATTTTATTGATCTCGCTTTACTAAATTAAACTATTTTCTTTCAACAAATGCAGAATACTAAATTAAAAATGTTCTGTCAACAATTATTATTAACTTTTTAATGAAACATTAATAACATATTAATTGTAGTACGGAATTACTTACTCAACACTACCCATCGTTCATTGTTAGAGCATAGGTCCGGATTTTCATGATATCCATACCAGCATAATATCCATCTTCCATCTCTTAGTTTTCGTTTCCACATTTTTCCGGCATAAACTCCAGAAGGTTTTGAATGGCTATACTCTGCGAGTTTATTTAAATCATCTTCTGACATGGTTGCATTATCATCATCAATTATGATTCCTTTATAATCTGGCTGATTCCATGCTTTTCCAAGAGGATCAATAATCATTGGTATTACGTTTGGTGTGATTTTCATTTTATTATCCCATTGTTACCGACACATTATCATGTCAAATTATTTCATTATTTTTAATTTGTTTAAGACTATATTCTGTCATCTGGGCAAATGATCCTCCATCTTCACGTAATGCAGAAAGTTCATGCTCTATTTCCATGGGAACAATTAACCATTTGAATCTGTTCTGTAAGTCTGCTACTATATTGGAAACTCCCTCCATATAAAAGGCAGTTTCATCCTTATGTATATCCGAAAGTATAGAATCATGAATTTGCCCAATTAATTTGGTTCTCAGTTTATTTTTTCGAATGAATTTTGCAATTTCGTTTAAGGTATAAACCAGAAGGTGAAAAGAAGTTCCTTGAATAGGATAGTTGGTGCATTGTTTTCTATCCATATATCCTTGAAATCTAAAACCAAGATAAGTTTCAATGAATCCATATCTTTGATAAAATTCAACGATATCTTTCTTCCATTGAGTGTACTCCGGAAATCTTTCATTCCACATCTTATCTTCAACATGTTTACAATGTTCAAGGAATGAACCTTCTGTTGCTTCGTAATTATCTATTGTGCCAAGTTCATAAATACCTTTACTTTCAAGATGATCTCTGACAGTGATGCCGTTTGGCAATTCAAGTCCTGCTTCAACAACATTTTCCCATAAAGCTTTCCCGCATGACCCGAACCAATCCCCATAGAACTGAGCAAAGGTCCAATCACTCTTAGCAAAGAATCTGATCATTTTTACAAGTTTCTTTTGTTCTTTGGAATAATCTTTTCTTTCTAACATGTCATTAGGCAACATCCATAAATCAGTCGCATTATCTCTATGCATATCGGTTGTCGGGTCTACGAGATAATTATAAAAGTTCTTGTCTTGATGATAACATACACTCGTTATTACCTCTGCCCCAGAGAAATCTTGCTCCCCAATTCTGCATTCAGGAGAAGGCACAATTCCCATTCTTATCAATGCTTTGATGATCGCATCTCTATTTGGAAGATTCTGAAAATTAGGCATTGAGGATGAAGATCTATAACTGACAGGGATATGAAGATCAAAAAAGGGATGAATTTTTCCCATGACTTCTTCTCTGGTGAACTGAGCAAGATATGTTCCTCTTGCTTTTTCAAGCTTTTTTACTTCAATAAGTTTATCGACAAAAGGTAGATTTAAACCTTCAAGAGTTACTTTGTCCGTTTTATAATTTCCATTTGCCGTGTAAACAGGAGGTTTACCAAGAACATCATAAAACAGCTTTCCCAAATCTTGATTCGATGTTAAGCTTATTTCTTTACCAAATGTCTCTTTGAATTTTGTTGCTTCTCTGCCTTCAGACAAATATTTATTCATTTCTTTCATCTGGACTTCTAAATCTTTTTCGGCTTGTTCATAATAAGACACATCAACAGGTATTCCATTGTTTTGAATGGTTCCCATTGTATGTAATCCACGCATAAATAATTTATATGCGCTGAACATTTCTTTCATTCTTGGAAGAGTTATGGATTGATCTCTGTATCTCATCATTGTGTAAATACAATCAAGGCCGTTATATATCAATAATTCTCTGAAAGGAGCTTTTTCAATTGTATTGAATTCGCCATTCTTTGATTTTAAAAATGGTTTGATTGCGGTATCATAAGGACGAACTCCATAATGAACAAATGTCTGAAATTTTAATCCTGTGGAAGCTTTTCTGTTATCAAGGATATGTTCTGCCATCATAGTATCCCAATGCCAAGACGTAGCTCTTGTTCCGACATGAACTTTAGACCAAGAATCTTCAAACTTCCAATTCTGCACAACTTTTTTTATTTTTTTATCTCTGAGTATTTTTCCCCATAAATTTAAAAGTATTTTAAATTCAGATTCGGTCCAAAAAGATTTATAATTAAAGGGAAATGCATACGCTTTTTTGGTAGACACAGCAATACCTATGGTACAAATTTTGTGTCCCTTTCTATAGGGCTTTAATCCGGTAGTTTCGTAATCAAATGCAATGGTTGGTTTTCTGTTTATTATTCGTTTTAAGAGCGATTTAACAGCTTTAAAGTCTGTCAGTATAGAAACGTACTGCTCATAGTCTGTAAATGCTTCATATGTCAGTTTAAGACAGTGAGCAACACGTTTTAAATCTTTTGTGAACGTGCATTTTCTATTTTTATCAGTTTCTTTGTCTAAAACAAAGTTTGGATGATACAATGGCACTATATAACAGCCAAATTTTTGATCGGGAATTTCGTATGCTCTCCATCTCTCAACTTGACGATTTGAAAAGTCTTCCCCAAACAACGATGTATTTGAAATACTTCCAAGAGATAGTATTAATTTTGGCTTTAATGTTCTGATTGCTTTTTCTACGTTAGGATAACAACATTTTATTTCTTTGTGGGATGGTGCCCTGCCTGATGGGGGTTTACAACTTACTGCATTCATTACCCAACAATCTTTTCTTAATGATATTCCGTGTTCTCTAAGACCATCAGCAAGAAGTTTCCCTGAACTTCCTAAGAGGGCTGTGCCATATTGATCTTCTTCCTCGCTCGGGTATTCGGATATGATAAGAATACCCTTTCTGCCTTCCCCGGAAACTTTAATTTTAGAAGTTACACAGGTAGTATATAATTTACACTGCATACAGTTTGGTTCAAGTTGATCCACATCTATCTTTATTGTCGTGATTTTATTAAGCTCTGAACTTGTGAAGAATCCCATAATTATTCTCCAAATAATGCTGTTACAATCGTAAAATCTCCGTTCGTAATACTTATTCGTTTTTCGTCATGTCTCAAAGTTGAGGAGTGTCGTAACATTTCTTTTAAAAACGATGGACTGACAGAGAATGAAAAGTCGGCTCCATCATACTCAGTTTTTGTTCTATACTGCATACTGCCTGAATCAGATTTTGCCTGAATCAAACATATGTTTTTCTTTATGGTGATAGTTACGGATGAGGTAAACTCATCGGTGAATACTTCAGACATATCAAGTCCGTCAAGCATCCCCTTTTCCAACTCTACAGATTCGCCGTTAAGCTTATCGACCACACTGGAAAAATCGGGGTAGTTTCCGGAAGTTCTTCTAACTGACAACACATACGCATCATTCTCTTCTTTGAAATGAATCCATGATTTTGTGACATCATACGTTGACAGATCAAGACTGATGATGGTCGGAATGTGTCTGGACTGCAACAGCATGGTTTTCATCTTTTTGGCTAAGATCGCTTTTGCCACTCTGTTATTGTCTGATGCAATCATGATTGTATCTTTGATCGACAAACATGCTAAGGTATTATCTGATTCTTTCTTTGATGCGGCAAATTGACAGAGTTTAGCAGAATCAAAGAAGTTCTCTGGTATTGAATACCATTTACACGTTTCAATTGATTTCGCTATCTCTTTTGTTCGTAAAGGAATTTCTTCATCCGTTATTGTCTTCAGCTTCAATTTTACATCTTTTGCTTTGATGATGAAATCTGTTTCTTCCATAGAAATATCAATCAAATCGCCTTTAATCTTACTTACGGTCTTCATCAGATTATCAGCGTGAACGAAACATTCAAAATCAGTTTCAAATTTATAGGTTATAAGTATCTCATTATTGTAGGCCATTATATTTTCACCAGTAAACTGAAAATATAACATACTCTCTAATGATTTGCTTTTTGATAATCCAATTTTGACTGTACTCAGAACGTCATAAAAGTTGGCCTTGTTTATTTTCATTTCTTATTTTCCTATTATAAATAAATTCATGAGAAAAACATAATCGTCCTTCTGAAGTATTCCAATGTTTAAAGAATTTGTTGGGTGCGGACTTAGTGGACATGTTCGTTGATGTTGCCGCCCACTTGTCTGATTCATTTCTTACTACTCCTAATTTTCTATGAGATGTTTTAGCAAAATATCTATTACCTTTGCTTGTGTAGAACTCTGCAATAGTTTCAGATAATCTCATTCCTATACCAAAACCTTGATAATCAGGAAGAACAACTATTCGATGTTCTCTCCACGCATGAAATACTGTGCCAGAAGGTAATGAACAAGTGGCTATTAAACCAACCAAGACACCATCCATAAAAGCAAGAAATACTTTAGAAGACTTTAAAATATCCCCACTTAAATAGTGATGATTTTTAAACATCTTCCACGAGGAATGATCTCCTTCGTATATTCTGATCTCGATTTTAGGTCGTTGAAGCCACCTCCCAGAATACAATTCATTTGTATCCATATCATATACCCAACTTGGTCTAAGCCATTCGATAATATCGTAATGACAAGTGGCGAAAACTATTCTTCCTATATTGTTTCTGGAAATGTATTTGTTAATTGAATTACAGGCAGACTTTGCAACAACTCTATCAACAACGGATGTAAATTCATCTATGGTTGCGTTGGTTCTCAATTGTCTTGCCATTGATACTCTAAATTTTTCTCCGTTAGATAAAACGTGAAATGGCTTCAACCATGTTTTTACAGAACTAAGACCAACTGCAAATAATTTGGCCTCTGCATCAGACTTTGAATTAAAATGTGAAATTATCGCTTTGTCTCTTTCCCACTTTAGTTTTTTGGTTTTACCGAAGAATTTTTTTAGAACTGAACTTTTGCCACTGCCGGAGGACCCGACAATTAAGCCGATCTTAAATTTTTTTGGAAATGATGGGATATTTTTGACATGAAATATATTGTTTCCATCAAATTTAATGTCATAATCAGCAGAAATCTCCTCAGTTATATTGTCACATACAACTGAGGAGATTTTTTTTATTTCATGTCTATTTATGATGCCAGACATTACTGCCTATTTTTTGGTAGCAGTGTACTGAAAGTAATTTTTCATTACTCCACATACATGACCAACGGTGGTTTTCATGCCGGATTTTTCACGATCAGGAAATATCTTTGCCACTGCGTTCAGAATCAGTTCACGATCAACACTGTTGTCATTTTCAACGATGGCACGAATGATTTCATAGCCGACTTTGGGACCGGCAGATTTTTTCTCTTTGCGAGCTTTTTTCTCTTTCTTGGGTTTTTTCTCTTTCCCTTTCTTGGGTTTTTCTTCATCTGCATCATCCGTATCATCCGCATCATCAATTACAATAAATTTATTGTAGAAATCAATCGTTTCGTCCGGAAGATCTGCCGCTTTGTCTTTCTCAATGAAATCAAGAATTTTGTTCGTAAATTCTTCGACAACAACCTCTTTTTTGATTCCAACAACCTTGATTGTGTCTTCTCCGGCAGTTTTCAAAACTTCATTAAGAGCTTTTAATGCCTCTTTGAATTCTTTGCCTGGGATGTTTTTCGCCATTTTTACTTCTCCTTCTTTTTTGTACGTTTAAATTAACTCATTTAGCGTTATTGCTAAGAAAAACTATGTAATAAGATTCTAATGATTACTTAATGAAAAGTCAACAAAAAATATTAACTTTCTTAATTATTTTCTAACTATTTATTTTAATTGCTTTTTATGTCCATCAAAGAATCATATAAAATTTCAATAGCGTTAATCTCAGCTTTTGAAAACCACTTTTCTTGTCTAAAACAAACTTCTAAGGCAGATACCAAGTTTCTAACATTTTTCACAGTTCCCTTGATAACAGTTTCTTCTACATTAATTTCTTCAGCCATTTAAATCTTCCTTTCTTAATAATTTTCGATTTGTCGTTAATTGTGACTTTCAGTATCTAAAATAATAGTTTTAACTGCTCATAGACTATCGTGAGCTTTGTTTTATGCTTTTTGATATAGTCTCGTATCAATAAATTATAAAACTCTCTTAAACAGAGCTTAAAACTAATGCCCGCTGTAATAACTATCCAAATATACCTGTCCTGCTTTTATATCCTGTAAAACAGTGCATTGAACCCCAGGAATAAACGGCTGAGATCTTGCTTCAGTTATTCCATAATTTAAAACACCTTCTGCCTTTTGTAAAGGTGTTTGATTCAATCCACACATCATATTAACATGCTGATTCTTTCCATAAAATCCTGCTTGATGACTTGAATCAAGAACCCCTGCTTTGTGTCCTTCTTTGTTCGCTTGAGTCGCAGTAATTACCAGAGCGTTGAACTCTCCTGCCATTCGTGCCATTAATTTCCAAGCTTCATCAACTGCTCGGTAATCATCGAATCTTGAACCTATGTCGAGAATATCCACGTAGTCGATAATAAATATATCCGGTATAAATCCTTCTTTGTTATTCCAAACCTCTATATCTCGCATCATTTTATCGTAGGTAAGTGTGTATTTTGGGTGAACAGACAATCTTGCATATTTGTTGAATGTTGAAGCCATTCCTTCGTTTCTTAATCTTCCCTCAAGCAAATCTCTTACGGCAAATATATCATCTGCTGGTCGAAATATATTTTCAAAATAAACAGTCACATCAAAATCATGAGGACCCCTTCCTGATTTACACATAGTGCAAGGATTGTGAGTAGGATCATCTATCAATTCATCTCCATCTCGAATTATTACGGTTGATAATCTATCAACACATTCCCCGGTCTGATTCTTTTTACAATCAAACACAGGATAGGGATATTCCCCTTCTTCATCAACCATAGGTTGAAATGCTTTCATAATACGTGGGGTGATTTCTGTCTTTGTCATCTCAACTGACCAGAATATTGACTTTCTTTTTTGTAGAACAGCATGTTTGAAATGATCGACCAAAGTAAAGGACTTACCTCGTTTTGCGGGGGCGTAGTAACCAACAACATCACCACGTTTAAAATTTCCAAGATATCTTCCAAGATCTCCAGGTAATTGAAAGAAGTTTTTATCCTCTTCGTCTCGTTGCCTATATATTTCTGTGATTTGATTTACATCACCGAGATTTATTAGAGTTCCGGCATCAATGTCAAGAGTTACTTTCTGGAATCTTTTGATTTCATCTTCTGCTTCCTCGTATTCACCTTTCTCTTTCAGAACAGAAACATTATTGACCATTATTTCTAATTCACGTTTTCTGAAATAATCAGTGGCAGAATCAGCAAGATAACCAACATTGATTGATTCTTCGTCATATTGTTCTGAAAGTAATTTTAAAAGATCTCCGATTAATTCAGAATCCGATTCTTTTAAAGTCGGTACTTCAGATTCATAGATGTCTTGAATATGTTTATATGGAGCTTTTTCATGTTCCTCATAAAATGAGATACACCAAGTTGCAATAGTTTTTAAATAAGAGTTCAGAAAATAATCAAGTTGAAATATAGGGTGGATAGTTTTTATAAAATCACTTGATATGATCAGACCGGTTACAATTCTTTTTTCTTCCGTGACAGAAACAGTACGTTCAGTGATCATGCTTTAACCTTTCTTGCAAAGTTTATGTTAGGCATACTGGATTTCTTTTTCATGATATTATATTTTAGGACATGTTCTAATAATTCATCAGCAAATTTATCATTTGTTATCCATCGCCATTTAAAATCAATCTTATTTTGTAAGCCCTTGATATATTCTGAGGCTACGGAAATAATACCGAGGGCATATCCGTCTATAGAAGATTTCCCATTCATGAATACGTATTTATTTTCAATTGGCAGAATAATTTTTACCATGTTGTTGATAGCTGTAGCCTGAAGGTTGTCAACATCAACACATCCTCTTTGCTTCAGAGATTTAAACAATAATTCACCTTTTTCATCTAATTTTCCGGTTATTCCTTTTTTCATTGCAGTATGCCATTTGATCAACGGTGAGTATGCATTTCCATTAAATCCCTCTGAGAAGATAAATTGTCCTATTGATCTAATAAGCTTTTTTGGATTTTTTTCATGTTCAAGTTGAAATTTGAATGCATAAAGAACTTCTTCAATGTTCCATTTATAATCAATGTATTCTTTTGGAATAATGCTGAGATAATACGGAGGTTTACATCTTGGGTTTTTAGAAAACAGTTTATGAATTTTATCAATGGATGTCGCATATGCTTTTGTTTCAATTTTATGTTTGATCGCATTATCTAAATCAACTAACCATTTAAAATATTTTAAATCTGTATCTGTGCAATGTTTTGGGAAATATTTCTTTTTGGGTTTTTTAGCAGAGGCTTTATTGACCTGTCTATCAGAGATGTCTTTCTTAGCTTTAACAATTGGAACAATCTTTCTTGTAATATTTGAACGAAAGTCCTTTGTAGGCGATTCGTTAGAATCGCTGTCTTTAAATTTATTTAAAGAGTTTTTTGAATCATCTGTAGTATCATCTGTTATTGCTTGTCGATTTATCGAGTACGAGAGTCGATTTTCAGAGTATGCATCACTAAAAACTTTCAGGGGTTTTTCATCAAAAAGATAAAAGTTTGTCTTGTCAAATTTATATTTAGTATTCGGGTTTTTATGTTTTGTTAAAATTCCACGATCCATAAGAAGTTTTATAGATTGAATCACCTTGTCTTTCTTATAAAGATTTAATATACCATCAACTATTTCTTTCAAAGTATGAAATTGAAGCAGAGAGATATCTTGCTCTCCTTTATACCCATTAAGTTCTGCAATTTCATTCATTTTCTTATTTTTTGGCTTCATTTTCATTTTTGTGTCATGCCAAGTTCCAAAGAAAGATATTAATGATGCCCCACATATATCCCCATCACAAAAAGCTATCTGCCATTTTCTTATTGTGATGAATCTATCTTTTGAAACTTCAGGCAAGCAGGAAGTTCTTGACATGATTATATCCTCTACTTAAAATGATTGATTGAGTTAAGATTTATAAATTTTAAATACTTCAGATTATCCTCTTTTTCCAGAATAAAATCTATAATTTTTTCTACTGATTCTGTATTAATCTTTCTGTGGTCAATATTAACAATTTTTGCAAGAGTTTGATCACCATCGAAATAAGAAAGAAATACTTGATGCCACCAAGATTGTCCATGGATACATGCGTGATCACAAGTTCCTTGACCTTCTTGATCTTCATCACATCTATCACATCCTTGATCAATGAAATAAAATTCCTCTTCACCAGTTAATGATTTTTTTAGATAGTTATATTCGGCAGGATGCCATTTTTTGATATTTTTCTTGAATTTTTCTTTTGCTTGTTCTTCATTTTTGGCTTGAACAATACAAATTATTTCGTTTTCACTTTCTACTACTTCTACTACTAAGAATTGTGGCATAAAAAACTCCTTTTTAATGGTCCCGATCTTGACAGGCGAATAACTGATAAGGAAATTCATGGAGACAATCAAGACCATTAAAAAAGAGTCTTTATTTCCTGTCAATATTAAGTCTCTGATTTCCATCACTTGCTCAGTGATTTATCAAGTCACTGCAATACTCTAAAACATGATGAAAGTTAAAATATACTATAATCTGATTAATAAGTAAACAGAAATTTTATATTAAGTCAAGAACTTTTTATTTTCTTGATATCTTCAGCGGATAATTGATCTGGATCAGTGTCTTCTGGAAGATCAAATATCTTACAATCGCAAAAAGGAGCCAAATCATTCGCTAATTTTTCTCCTGCTACTTTGCCAGCTTTATCCCCGTCAAAAACAATTTTAACAGTGGAAAATTTGGATAATAATCTTTTCTGTTCTGAGGTTGTTTTGGTTCCGAAGGTGCAAACGCATCCGTCACCCATTCTCATCATGTCAAAAAGTCCTTCAACCACACAACAACTATTTCCATCAGTGAATTCTAACCCGAACAGGTAATCTTTGATTGGGATTACTGATTTTTCTTCTTCCAAATGACGATATCGTAAATTCGTATTTTCAGATATCGCAATGGATGTAAAAGTGATCATTCGGTATTGTCTGATTACAGGAACTATTATTCTGTTTTTCCATTTTCCAGTTGGTCCACAGAAATGAAATTTATATTTTTCAGTAAGTTCCTTGTAATCAAACCCTCTGCCTCGTAGATACTCCGCATGATGTGGTGTAATAAGTTTACTTGCATTGCTCGGCAGTTCTACTTTAATTGATCTTTCTTTTTCTGATTGTCCAAAAGATTTCAACTCTCTCGGAACAGCATCACCAAGAACCTCAATGGCTTTATTAAAAGATCCTAATTCTTCCGTAAGATATTTTATTACTGTCCCAGAAGTACCACATTTAAAACAGGAGATTGTTTTGCTTTCAAGATTGATACCCATGTGATTTGAATCATCCCCACAAAATGGGCAAGGAGTTCCAATCCAACCAGAGGAAACATTTTTTCCTGACTCAGTGTAGTAAATATTTAATTCGTCAAGAACTTCTCGAATGTCAATATTTTCAATGTGGACTTTATCATGTTTTTTACCTTTTTGTATTCGTCTCATCAATAATCTCTTTTGCTGTTCTGATTTAATGTAAATTGCATCATAATATCATCTTGTGATACTGAATCAAGCTGTTTTAAAATAAAATGATGCTATGATACTGCTAAACGTTTTAAACGTCTTAGATTAAAGAATTTTCTTCTTCTTGTTCTATTTTTCTGATCGTTTTTCTGGTGAATTTTTTTAATTTCTATGATACTCTTTTGCATAACATTCCATTCTTAACCTCCATATATGACTATAATGGCGTTACAAATAATTCCTGTCATTATTACATCTAATAAAAGTGTGAATATTAGTCCAATAATTAGCATGGACTCCATTTTGTTTTTAAAACACATCCAAATTAAGAATATAGTGGTCATTTTCTACTCCCTAAAATAAGTTCTTGAACAATTCTCTTTGCCTGATCGAATCGTTCAGAATAAGAATCAGATATGATGGTGAATTCTATGCCCTGATTTGTCAGTCATTTCTTTCTCCTTTCTACTACATCATATACACGTACATTGAACCCATTCCTATAATTATACCGATCATAAGCCCTTCTAAAAATAGTAAGACGTACATTATTTTTTTCTCCTTATACACCCACAAGATTTTGTGTTCCCACTTCTCAAGCTGTCCTGTCGTATTTCACAAATATTTCCACATTCACATTGACAAATCCATTTTTTAGTGGTTTGTAGAGTTTTTACACTGATGTAAAGTTCCCCTTCTCTGAGAACAGTCAACTTTCCCCATTTTGATCCAGGCATGTTGTATAGTGTCATAATTTAGAACACCTTTCTATTTTAATTTTTAGAATTGATTCTTCCTCTATACAAGTATGCCACCATTTTTTATGTTTTCCATACCATCTGTAAATGATCATATTTTCTCCATAAATATTTGGAACAATATGATCAATATGGATTTTATATGGTTTTCCTGGGCCGATTTGTATATGATAGGTATTCCCTACTATAATGAATTTACTTTGTTTGATAACTTCTCTCCAGTTATCAGCTATGAATTGAACAATTCCCTCAGTGAAATTATAAGAGTGTTTCAGTATTCCATTTTGTATATCTTTTGCAAGAATGGTACAAGGAACACATACGTTTCCACAGAATCCGCCTTCATGTGATTTATTTGTGCATGATTTTACGAAACATTCCATTTCTGTTCCTCCTTTGTAAACACCCGCATGATCTTGTTTTCCCTGATCGTAATGAGCTTTGTTTTACTGAAACATATTCTCCACAAGAACAAACACATTTCCATTTACGTTCACTTCTTCCAGTTGATAGACAAATATAAGGTTCATCCTCTCCCAAGACAATCAGCTTGCCGAAGTTTTGGCCTTTTAAATCTATTGTTCTTTTTCGTGCCATTATTTTCTTTCCTTTAAATCAAATCTAAGTAGAAAATCTTGAATTGTGCTGTAAGTATTTTCCCAAGGAGTGATTGTATTCTTTTTCCAATAAGAATAAAACACAAGTCTTAGTCCCTGATAGCAATCATCTTTATAAGATTCATACGTATTTTCTTCAAGGACACCGTGAATCTTGATACTGTAGTGTATGGTATCAATAGTTTCTTCTGCTTGGATCTTGACGGTTTGCATTGTCTCTTTGTTCCTTATATAAAGCTTCAATTTGTGCCCGTAGCAAAACACATTCTAATTGAAGTGATCTATTCATTGTGAACCCCTTTGCCGCTTCTTTCCTTGCTAAAAGACTTACGATCATAGCCTTTAATACCTCATTATAAATTTTTGATCTCATATTATTTTCTCCTCATCGGTGGGTCCATATCTCTAAGATCCTCATGATTAGCGATTGCTTCTTTCACCTTATCCCATTCTCCTTTTTTCCATTCAAGAAATTCAGGAGCCCTTTTGCAATTTACACAATTGGGCGTGTTTCGAACAATTGTTGATTTCCCGTCTTTGAATACTCTTGCTATCGGTTGGGTCTTGTTGTGTGAACACTCAATTGGAAAAGGAAGTCTTCCCTCATAATATTCACACCATCTTCCTTGTTTCTTTTTGATTTTAGGAAGAATTTTGCGAATGATTTTTGGGAGTTTCTTTTTCCTGAATTTCTTTTTTAAAATTTTCATTTAAGATCTCTACTTGCGACCATTTCCTTCAGCATCTCCATGGCTTCTGTGATTGTAATATCTCTTTCTGAAGTTATTCCTTCAATTCCATTTTGGATATTTTCTTTTATTTCTTGCATTATTTCATCAGAAACATTTTCTTTAGAATCTAAATCCGTCAGCTTGTTCATTATTGGTGCAAATTTTTTCATCATTTCGTAAATTGCGTGAAATACAGTTAGGCTTTTTGGATTTGCCATTTTAATTTTCTCCTTTATTTTGAAAATCTTGTTTAGCAATACACAACGCCCTTCTCCAACTTTTGTGTATCCCGTGAGCTTCTCTTTCACCATTATCTACATGAACCAAATAATTTAATTTCAATAGATTGGGGGGGAAGATTTTAATTGCACATTTTTTATCCAAAAGGAATTCTAATGCTTCAGCGTATTTTTGCATTTTATTCTCCTTTTAAATTTCTGATTGCTTTTTGTAATCCCTCTGGACGTATGCATTCATTATCCAATTCATTTAAAGCCTTTTCTATTTTTTCTTTGGCTTCAATCAATTCAACCATCATCCAGTATGCAAGTCCGTCTCCTGTTAAATCTCTCCAAGGTTCCCCGTGTCTAAGAGCTTTCATTCCCCCTGTGTGAGCTTGGTACACTGAGTATTTTCCGTCATTTACATCCACAAAATAATTGCTTCGCTTTTTGATTGTGTCTTTTAAAGACGGCATGAAATATTCCTTTTTATTTAGAGATGATCTTGCCATATTTCTTTGCTTTGTGCGCATCCAGGAAATATCACCAGGAGTTACTTTTTCAAGATCCTTTATTTTTTGTGTCATATTTTCGACTTCCTCAAGGCAATGAACCCTATGATCATGGTGTTCATTGCAATACGGGCATAAGGGGTGCCTTTTCTTTTTCATCTGCATTTTTAAATTTCTACAGGTTTCACAATCACAGAAGGTAGTCATGCGTATAAATCCTTATATTTATTTCCCTCTTTGCAGGCACACACGGCTATAAAACAACCATTTCCACCACAAGTTCGACAAGTTGATTCATCATATGAACCTTCACCAGATCCATTGCAAGAAATACAATTCATTCTGATAAGACCATCTTCACATTCATCACAAATTTCATCAGACATAATTACCTCTTCTTTTTGTTCCATTTATTACGCCAGATTTCCTTTTGGCTTTTATCCTCAAGTTGTTTCTGCTTCTTTGCCAGCTTTTTCCATTCTCTTTTTGAAATAAGGCCGTTTTCACTATAGAAAGGAAGGTGCGTTTCTTTTTTTAAAAATGCTATAAATTCTTCAGGTGTTTTTTGATCTTCCATTATTCAATCTCCACATAGTCAAATGTTGTTTGTAAAAGATGGTCATAATCATGGGATGTTGCTTCTTCCTGATATTTTTTGATATATTCTTCATCTGCCCCTGCTTTTCTTAAAGCTTTTGAAGCAACACCAATTATCAGAAAGGCATTCCCATTGATATCTGCATCAATCGTTGGTTTGTAGTCTGGTTCAATCATTTTTATTTACCTTATAAATTATTGTAAAAGTGTTTATAATCTTCGTCCGTCCAAGAATCCTCAAATGGAGTTTCCTCAGTATAATTCAATTGTCTTTTAAGTCCGTTTGGGTCTGATAAAACTGCCCATAGTTCTTCGTTTTCGAATAACCATCCTTCATTGCGTAATTCTATTTCTAAAATATCCCATTCAAGACCGTTTTTTGAGAATAAGCATTGGGCGGAAATCGGCAGATTTGATATTTCTCCTTTATATTTTTTCCAAGGGGAACATTTGATTTTTTGTTTTCGCAATCTACCACGTAAATTCATTTTTTAATTTTTCCTGTGTTTTAGATTGTGTAATTTTATATAATTATTTCTTGCCGTAACTGCCTCCATTTGTTAGAAAACCATAATTTGATTTTTTGCCATTTAGTTTTGGGTTTTAGCATTTCACAGATAGGACAAATACCTTCTGGATTACATTCAACATTAAATGTATTTTTTGGGTATTTATGATTGAAATGAAAATGATCTATTGGAGTTCCTTTCTTTGGGATTTTAAATTGTCTCAGAGGCAGAAACTCCAAAGTTCCTTTCCCTATGAAATACTTTTCATAAGGTTTTAGATTTGTGTTTTTATCGGGCGTTGCCATTTTAATTCCCCCATTGTTTGGAATAGACCCTATCCCGATGAAATCCAGAATAGAGTAACATGCGAACATTTGTATCTCTAAAATCATAAACTCGTGGAACCTTGTTTTTCTTAGGTCTAAGAATTCTGCCAACTACCTGAATTATTCTTCCGCTAAATTTGACTGGTGTAGTAAGAAATAAAGCAGAGAGATTCGGGGCATCAAATCCTTCTCCGATTAATGAGATGGTAGCAATCAAAACTTTACATCTTCCAGCTTTAACATCAGCCACAATATTAACTCGTTCTTTATTGCCTGTTTTTCCGGATAATACATGACACTTAATTTTTTTATCACGCAGTTTTTGTGCTATTGCTTCGCAGTGTTTGACTCGATCAGACGTTACTATCACATTCTGTTTAAAACGTCTTAAATCATGCTCTATGCTCGTTACAATCAAGTTATTTCGTGTTTCATCTTCTGTCAATTTCTTGATTATGCTTGCATAATTCATTCTTTCTTCATCGGCAAAACATTCATTGGCACGAAAGTCAGTTTCCACCCGAATGATTTTTGGTTTCAGAACTGCTCCGGTATCATGTAATACTTTTTTATCCACTTTGTGAATCTTGTGTCCGATGTGAGCAAATATAGCATTTCCAAGACCATCATTTCTGAAAGCAGTTGCAGTCAATCCAAGATAGTGTTTTGCTGGAAATTGCTGAATTGTATCTGACCAGGAAGTAGCGGCAGATCTATGAACTTCGTCCATTATTATTTGCCCGAATCTTGGAGTTAATAAATCAAGCCTGTTTTTAACAGTATTGATTATTCCCACTGAAATGTCTTTGATATCACATTTCCCATCTCCAATTAATCCGCAATCATAATGCAAGAAGGTTTTGATTGCGTCTTGCCATTGAAACAATAATTCTTTTGAATGAACAATGATCAGTGTTGGTTGTTTTCGTCTTGCAATAATTCCGGTTGCCATTACAGTCTTTCCAGATCCGGTTGCCGCTTCAAGGACACCCACCGGATATCTCGTGACCATATCATTTACGGCTAAATATTGGTATGGTCTTAGTTCCCCGTGAAATTCTATATCCATTTTCGGGAACAGTAAAGTTTTGTCTTTTATCTTTACGGAATAATTATTTTCATGTAGCCATTTTTTCAGATACCATACATAACCTCTTGGAATCCATGTTGTTTTCTTATCCTCAGACACTTCAAAGAAGTAAAGGTACTTCATGACATCAACCCCAACATATGTGCCGTGTTTTTCGGCATTCTTATATACTGGGTTTTCAAAGGTTAAGTCCTGAAGTATTTTGTCCTTTGCACCTCTTGGGAGATTTCTACAAACAACACCTCTTCCAATTTCGAGTGTTACTTTTTTACCATCCGGGTCCATCATCATAGTCCTCATTTAGAAAGGGATCACTGTTATCAGTATCTTCAAAGGTTTTTGGACTTCCTTTGTCTCTGATTAGGCTATCCGCTATTAACAAACTACTTGTGTCGTATGTATGGCTTGATTGTCTTTTTCTTCCTCGTGGTTTTTCAGGAAAGAAAAGATTTACAAACCATAATAAAAATATATCAATGAACATAATTATTTCCAGCTATATTTAATGGTAGGGTCCAGAGGCTTTCTCCACGTAGCTATAGTGGATTCAGGGACAAGTTTTTTGAGTGGTGTAATTTGAACTTTGATTGTTTCAGAAAATCTTGCTTGCATTTTCATCTTTTTAAGATATGCCATAACCTTCTTTGGTTCAATATCTGTAAATTTTTCAGCGGAGGAAATAACCAAGGAGTCCCCAGCTTCATTTTTATATGTTCCATCTTTGTTTAGATCAATTTCAGCTTTGATCTCTTTGATTCTTTTTTCCGCCGCTTTTTTCTGTTTGTCAAGTTTACAAGCTTCCGCAATCAATAATGCTTTTTTGCCTTTCATCAGTTTTACTACTGGCGCTTCTTTTTTAATTTTTTCCATTTTAATACTCCCTTTTGAATTTGAATCGTTTGTTCCAATTTTGAAAATTCTTATGCCTCAGCAAACTTGATAATCTCCTTGAGATATAATTTTTTTTGAGATATGGAAAGTACCATTTCATCGTTTGACTTTTCGTTTGACTTTCTTTTTAACCGGTTTTGGAATATCTTTAACAGTAACCTTTTTAAAGGTTATTTTGGATTCGTTTTCTTCAATATGGTCCGTGATAAGCTTCTGTACATAGGATGATAACGTTCTGCTGTCGTTTGCGGCTAATTCCAAAAGTTGTTCTTTTAATTCGATAGGATAGCTGAAGGATAATCTTGTTGCGGCCATGGTAATCTCCTTGTTTTGTGTTATTTTTTATTAATTTATTGACACAAAACAAAATAACAATTAATTCATCTTGTGTCAATAAAAATTAATTTTTTTTAATCTATATTAATGAGTTCGGGGATACAAATTTTTCGGCAAATTCCTTAATGACTGGGTTTTGTTTTATCATCGGGATCAGCCGATAAGCTTTCCGGATCATTGTCGCTTGCATGGCAACGGATCGCTGAGTTCTGTCCATTTTGATACCGATTTCCACATCAGTCAGTTCTTCCAGTTTTAAAGAACAGAGTTGAACATAATCAGCCTCACTCCAAGGCTTTCCGTGTTTTGTGGGTAGTAGTGTTTTTCTTTGCTCTTTGATCTCTTTGATCGTGGCGATGTTAGCAATCACTGACCCATCGGTATATATGACAAGCACTCTATTTTTTGTCATAAATTTTAACAGATCAGAAACAAGATGCAAACTGATATTATTTAATCCCGTGAATTCTTCTATCTCTTTGACGGTTGTACTCCCACTTTTGTCAAGGAGAAAATTCGTGATACAAAGATTAACAAGATTGATTCCTCTTTCTGCTTGTGGATGTAATCCCCGAACCATTGGTGAATTTATCATATCAATATCCTATGTAAAACTTCGATTAACATCTCTTTATGACGGACAGAGATACCAGCACTATCTCCTTTTGCTTCCATATCCGACATATCACTTAACAGGTTCATTAACTCATTTCCCCCTTCCTTTTTCACACTCTCTACCTCCTTTTCTTCTTGTTTTGGGTTATTATTTCCTTCATGTTTCTTCGAATTTCTCGGTATTACTTTTTCATGTCTAATTAACCGATGAATTATAGAGTTTATCTGGGATGGAGTAAGTTCATACCTATCCGCTATTTCTCTATATTTAAGCCCATCATTGTAATCTTGTATAATCTGGCCATCTAATTCAGTAATTGGTTTAAAATTTTTAGTAGTCCTTCTTTCAATAAGCCCGTCATTTTGTAATTTAAGAATCCTGGTAGAGATAGTTGACAATGGAGTATCAAACATGTCTGCCGTCTCTTGAAATGTCAGCCCTTCCTTCAGGCATTCAATTATTTCTTCATTAGTTGGTTTCTTCTTTGTCTTTATTACTGTCATTTTGGTCTCCTTTTAATGGTTAAAAGAACAGATAACGACTATACAGAGCGTAGGAGGCAAGTATAAAACTTTTTTTTAAAGTCTTGTGTTATCTGTTCTCTTAAACATTAAAAATAAGAGCGTTTTTGTTCTGTTTAAGCTTGTTTTAGTGTTCAACATATAGCAGTATATATCTTTATTCTAAAACAAGCTTAAATAGAGTATTTTGTTATTCAAAAACCACTTCCGATAATGAGTGTCCCTGAAACATACCAAAATCATGTTCATCATCGTATGCGGTTAAATCTTGAACCCAGAACAGATCCAATTCATAATCATTTGATTGGAGATTTGATATGATATCCTCTTCCGTGACAATGACAGTTATTCCATCAATATCACCAACCTTTTCCTCTCGTTCACACAAAATTTCCAAGGCTTCCTTTTCAGTCATTTTCATATTTCCTTTATTGTTCTTTGATTAAACCATTCTTGTTCTACGTATTCGGTGGTTATTAGTTCTAAACTATGCTTAATGGCATTAATTCTCTTGTACTCTTCTGGTATTACCCATTTTCCTCTATCTTTAAAACGATAAATTGATATGTAGTACCAATTATTGTAAAGTTCAGATTTTGCTGGTTCTACGGAGGTTATGACAAATTTTAATTCTTTTCCGAGAGAATCTTTTGAATGGAATCTTTGTCCTATAACATAAGGCGTAATCATTTTTAATATCCTAAATCATTATTGTCAGCAACAAACACAAGACCACCAAATTCGTAAATCACCCCTTCTTCTGGATGAATTTCCAAATATTCATTGGCTCTGTGAACCCTGGTAAAAATAGCAGTGATAGCAATCATTTTTCCATCAACTGCTGATTTGATATAAATTCTTTGTTCTGGTTCTGGTCTTACAATTTCAAGATTAGTTACAGTATCTCCCATTGGCTCACATCCAAATGAATCACCAAAGAAAAGCAGATTGTCTTCATTTATTTTTTCCAGCACTTTTAATTCTGTGGTATTATAATCAAATAGAATATCAACTGAGCCATATCTACTTTTTGATAATAAAGATTTAAAAACTGGTCTGTTCCACGAATCAATCCCTTCAAATTTAACTTTTACTGTCATTTTTATCTCCTTATGGTTATAACTCTTTCTCCATCTACAATTTTTACATTTGGCAATTTAGATATTACCAATTCAAAAGCAATTATTAATTCGTTGTGTTTTGTCTCCTGGGAGAGAGAGCTTAACACTCCCCCTCCCTATGAAATGTTATTCTACAATCAGTTTTTCCAATTCTTCGATGGACAGGTTTTTGCGAACCTCATTCTTTTTCTCCGCAATAAGCTGGCGAATCTGAATATTGTTCTGACCATCTTTCTTTGCCTGCAAGAGAAGAGCGTTTTCACCTTTTCTGACCTCAATCACACGCTTAACAATATCAAACTTTGCCTCAAGATCCTTGCTGACAGAACTTTTTTCCTCAACAAAGCTTTCCTCTTCAGCTTCTTTGATTTCTTTGTTGAGTGTTTTTGCCACTTCATCAAGAGATATCAGACCGGATTTGCTTGACAAGGGAAGATCCCACAAATCTTCAGTGGTGATATTTCCTTTACGTGAAGGATACCTGAATTTACTCTTTGTTGCTGTTTCAAATAAATCTGCCATTTTTGTTCTCCCTGTTATAATGTTATTGTTTTAGAAGTTTATTTTTATGGTTCTTTCAAAACTTCCTTTCACTCTACAGATCAGACTTGCTCTCTTGGTAGATGAAAATCCAAGTCCGCTTAACTGATCTTCTTTCTGGTCGGTTTTCATCTTTGATCCAAGAACTTCAAAAACTTTTCTGTGTTCTGTCATGCTTTCTTTCAGGAACTCATTGAAAAATCCCCTGACAGGTTCCCCACTATCACAATTTTCCAGAATGAAGAAATAATGCTTGTTACCAGTTTCTTCCCCGTCCCAATGATTGGGTGAGTTCATGATCATATTCACTTTATGGAATTTTTGAGTTCCAAGCTCCCATGTAACTCTGGGGGATTCCTCAGATTCCAGTGATCTCACAATGGTAATGCCTGTTTTTCTGTCAAAATTGAATATGACGACATCAATATTGGCACTGGTTCTCATAGGTTTTTGATAGTTATAAGTCCAGATCTTTCCTTCATATTCCATTTCAAGAGTGAACCCGTAATTCTCCGTGTTTCTTTTGGTAAATTGATTGATGAAAACTCTGTACTCGCCTTCGGGCATTTTGTTTTTGTTTGTCCAGGCAATATTTTCAACCGGGCTTGTTGATTGCGCATCACCGGCATTCATATCAACATCTAACATTCCAGAAGAAGGATGAACTTGCCTTTTGTTTCCAAAATAGATATGACTTCCAGCACCGGGTTCCTTCACATGAATATCAAGATCATCTCCGTTAAACCAGGCAAGTGAGCATCTTAAAACAGCATCAATATTTCCGCCTGCTCTTTTTACTCTCTCTTTAATGGAATCCGCAACTTCCCCATTGTATGACCAGGAAAAGTTATTTCTCCATTTAAACATTCCGGGAGCATCGAAATTGCTCGGGGCAACCAGGCTCATCAAATTGTTTTCATGTTTGTTTTCAAACATGGCTTCAATTGATTCTGCTTTCGGTAGGATCTCATTTACGAAGGTATCAATACTGACTTCTTCCACTTTTTTAAGGTTCTTTATATTTGTGGAAGATTCATTTGACATCTCATCAAATACATTCATTGCCTGTTTTGCTTTTCGATCTGCAAACAAAACATTGTTAATGGTAAGATCATCCATTTTTGCATTTCTTCTTGGCAGTGAATCAATGAACCCAAGCTGTTCGATTTTTTCCTGAGCTTTCTTTATCATTCTTTGAGTAATAACGGCAGTTGGTCTTTTGTAATTTTCCGGGGCAACCTTTGACTCAAACATTCCCACAGCTTTGTCCAAGTTCATACCAATCGAGATATCAATCAGCAAAGTTCCAATTGCCGTATTTCGTATTCTTGCGCCGGATTCGTTGCAGAATTTCCAGGCAAAAGTATTAAGATAGGGAAGTCCAAAATTATCAGCAATAAAACACAATTTTTGAAAGTCCATAACAGCTTGTTTGTGTTCATCCCCACGATAGATGGAATCTTGACTGATCAGTTCCAAAACGGTTTCAATTGATTCATTTGTGATTTCGTCCAACCCTCTGAGAAAAACATCCTTGTTTGCTCTTGTTTTGGAAAGGACAGTTCCTGGGTCAGTATTGATAAATTTTCTCGGCAGTTTGAAATAGAAATGATCCCACCGCATATCTTCAATTTTTGCATCGAAATTTGACTTAGTTCCAATATTCTGTTCCCAATGAAGGAATTGATCAGATATCTTTTCATCCTTTACCAAACGAGACATGTTATCTGCCACTTCTTGGTAATACTTTCCTTTGATTTTGATATCCCATATTGATGTCAGTGTCAAATCCTTGTTAATACTTACAACATCACCACAAGCACGAATGAACTGTTTACAACATTGACAATCATGGAGTGTTCTCTCCCTGAATACTGGGTTTGATCCGTCCGGAAAACTATTCAGATATGTTTCCCACAGAATATCTTTATCAATTCCAGTTCGGAACAATTTACCCTTTGCCATTTTTGAAAATTGATGATTTACAGCATCTCTAAATTCCACGAAATCCATTTACTTCTCCTTTTATATTACATTGCCCTGGTTTATCCCAGGTGGGTTTTACCAATCAAGATGTTTCTCTATTTCATCTGCAATTCCGTCCCAGTATCCCAGATTTTTCTTTGGGTTTGTTACGGAATCAGTTAAAATGGTTATTTTAATATCCTCCCCAAAAGACTCTCCGTATTGAACTTCTTTTACCTCATTTCTTTTTTTGAGTTTTTGTCGTAATGCTTTGTATCCACGTTTGTCAGCCTTCATTATCTTATCAATGATCTGAGAGGATAATTTAATTGCGTAGGTGATACTGATAATGGTTATATTCATTTTTCTCCTTACCAATTACTGTTGTCGTATTGGATTTCTTTTGCCCGCATTAATCCTTGTCTCAGATTTACATTTTCTTCCAGATCTTTCTCCGAGATACCGCAGGCTTCCAAAGTATCGGTTTCATCATACGTGACGCAGTATTCATGGTTTGCCAATTCATAATCAAACATTTGAAAAATAAATCCCTTTCCGTCAACGTCTGCTTTTATGGCATCTTTCATTTCTTGGTTATGGGTTGCAAGCAAATCTTTTAATTTTGGAGCATCTGATTTTTTATAAATTGCCCCACCGTACCCCTGATAAACTTTTTCGGTATCTGTTAGATCAAGTCCCAGTTTTTCCATGCCTTCTGCAAATTGTTCTTTATTGAAAGCAAAAAACATTGGAAAGTTTCCAAATTCTTTCTGGTGTCTGTTCTTCATTTCAAAGTAAGCATTCATTATTCTAAATCCTTTAATGATATGTTATAGTGAGTCCAATCTTGTGACGGACCGTTGGAACAATATTCATAGTCCTTAAAAGTATCTCTTTCGCCAATGATCATGGATTTGGTTTTTACTTTCAATTTGTGATATTTGGCAAGATAGTTTTTCAGGGGCACCTTTTGTTTTCCAGCCTCAAACTTAGTTTTAAAACCAACCCCTTCTTTCTCAGATAACAGAACCCGGTGATTTTTTCCATACAAATCATCAGCTACATACCAATCAAATGTTAATACTAAATCTGCCATTCTTTTATTCCCCTTTTTTTATCAGTTTTTTATCAATCCATATCCATCTATTAACCGGATAATCATTTTTGTATTTTACAAGAGCTACCATTTTTCCTTTTGCCAAGAATCGGTTAAATTCATCATTGATTTTATCCCAAGCCCAGTTTGAGTCTTGTTTGTTCATAAACTTGGCAAACTCATGATCAGTCATTTCTGTTTGAACCATACCGAAAAGTTCTTTGGTTTTAATCTCTGCCATTTTTATTTTCTCTCCCTCTATTGGGTTGTTTGATATGAATTGATGGCTTGCTGTTTTCAATAAATTTTTTAGGGATAATATTCATGGACATTATCGTATAAGATGGCGGTTGTTGAAATGTATGAATCCATCTTAGAAATTTATTCCAGTCCATATTTAATTTCCACCTCCTCTAAAGATCGTAATTGATATCAGATTGGAACAAACTTATAACCCAAATAACCAAAATCACAACAGCTATTAAAGCACATATACCTGTTATAATTATTCCGATTTTCATTTTCTCCCTGTTCCTTTTGAAGGGCAATTCCCAAAGGGCCTGAATTGCTTTAGATTTTTAATTTTGTCAGGGTTCCAAAAATGATTCCCGTTGAAATTTCCATTGTCTTTGATATACTCAGGAAGATGTTGCCATTTTCTGACATGAACTACTCTTCCATTTTTGTTTGTATAGTACAAGAACCACTCAACCCAATCAGATTGTAAGATGCGGAACAAGGTTTGTTGGATTCCTGATAATTTTCCCACGTAATATTGAGTCAGTTTTTTCATGTGTGGATGATTTCTGAATTTCTTTTGGTTTTCCTGAAATTGATCGAAGTTAGGACGGTAGATTTTGGCTTGCCTGTATACGTCCCAAATTATTTGTTCCACTTTATCTGCTTTGTTATATTGAACTTGATGGTGATCTGACATTTGTTTACCTCCTACGGTATGATTTAAAATCACCAGGGATCAAAATTGATAACCCCTGGTGATTACCCAATGTCTTGTTCTTACTTTACTTCTTTTTGGCAGTCTTTTTCTTGGTAATTTTTTCAGTTCCGGTTTTGATTCCGGACATGGCTTTTGTAATAATACCTTCAATCAAAACCTGAATGAAATCAAGTTTGGAAGAGATCTGCACAGCACCAACAAATGATGCAGAATCGGAAGCCTTTTTAATGGTTTCAGATTCAATAAAGGTATCGGATGCCAATTTCAGGATATTTCCGATAATGAAATCAGAATATCCATCGGTATTCATTATGGTCTTTACGTTTTCAGGAACTGTATCCGATTCCAGGATTGCAGTTCTGATTCCGTTGATGATTGCTCCGCCGTATTGCATTTTAATGGCGATATCTTTTGTTTCTACGATAATATCTTTGGCAGAGTTTGTCAGTTTTTGGGCTTTATCCATTTTTTCAGTATCCTCTTTTTTAGAGATGGGTTTTTTCTTGTCCAGTCTTTCCGTAACTTCCAGGAATCTGGATGCTTTGTCGTTTGTGTCTAAGGAATATCCTTGAATTGTAAGTGTATCCCCTCTGGCAATTTTTACCATTTCTCCTTTTTTAAAATCTTTTGTTTCTGTAAAGTAATGATAGTTTTTCATGGAGCCTGGATAACGCACCACCACTACAAGTTCATCTTCATTTTCAAACCAATCATCCATATCATCGCCATTGTCGTCAACTGCTCCTTCCATGGATTCGTAATCTTCAAAAATCTGGTGTTTTCTCATCACATTGTTTTCTCCTTTAATAGTGTATTAATAGTTTACTACATACATAAAATAAAACACTTTAAAACATTTGTCAACATGTTTTATTTTACTCCTTTTTTTCGTTTATATCCCCCTTTTCAAGACGGGAGAAAGGTGGCATCCAACCGGCATTTATATAAATCTCTGCCTGTTGTTCCAATGCCAAATTTATTATATCATTATTCAATTTCTTATAGGTTAAATGTATATCCCAGTAAAAAATGGAAGTAATAAGAAGCATTATCCATAGTGCCGTAATTGACTGATGGTATTTTTTTTTATAATCAATTTCCTTTTTCATTTTCTCCTTATGAAAATCTTTTATTTACTTTATCCTGCAATTCTTCAATTAACAGTTCAAGTCTGGAAATAACATCAGGCAATCCAGATTCACACGGACAATTATCATCTTTAGTTGGAAATTTCTCATGGCAAACGGGACAAAATATATTAACCCTATTGCTCGCACCAATACTTATTGAAGAATGATCTTTTTTTAGCCCATCTTCACAAATCATTCTTGGACAAGTTTTAGGGGAGTAAGAACATTTCCCATTAAGCCTATCTCTTACTTCGGTATACAGGTCTAACTGTACTTTAGTACATACCCAATTTTTCATTTTCATTTTTCCTCTGCTATTTGTAAACCTATTTCGATTCCTTTCAATACCAGATATGCTTCACGGGTACTCAATCCGCATTCGTAGCATTCATTCCCTTTTGCATTATCAATTGCCCAGTAATTATTTCTATTATCAACCCGGACAATTTTTTTACCCTTGTTTAATCTTTGGGATTTGAAGTCTATCATTTTTCCGGTTATTCTCATGACTAATTCCTTTTATTTTATCATTCAGGTTATGGATTATTCTGATTGCCTTGAAGAACTCTGGAGCGGTTTCCTGAATATGCAGGAATTGAGCAATTAATGCACGTGATCTTATATAAGTTAATTTTTCTTCAATGGTTAAATTGGTATCAATCAGTTTGTGTTCTATTTTTGGAAGTTTTAAATCAAAATCATGAATTACCATTAAAATCTCCTTTAATTAAATGATCAAAATACCCTTTCCTGATTTTTCCATAAATCCAATTCAAATGAGTTTTTGGTAAGTGTGAATCCATTCCAATGACTTGAACATGAAATCCGGTAATTGGATTTATTGCACCATCTTTGAACAATTGAATATTGTGACCGTAAATACAGCCATGATTTGAAAACCAATTACCAACAATTGAGATATGTCCATTCTTGTCAATTGTGATTAAAGTATTCCCAAATTTCCTTTGGCAATATTCTCTTTCTATAGGTTTAGGTTCTGTCATTGCTCGTAATTGTGAAAGGCATTTTTCCACATCCATTTTTATCCTCCTTTTGAATTGACATAAACATTTGATCCGTTGTAAAAACTCTTCCACAATATTCACATTCCCAACTATATATGATATATGGATTAGTATTGATTCTTTTCAATTGTTCCTTTTTAATCAATTCTCCAGGACAAATGATTTTGGATATTTCAGAACATTTCATTTTTAATTTTCCTTTAATTGTCGTATTTCTTCCTCGATTGCTTTTAGAACCCAATTTCTGGTTTCATTTTCCAAAACAATTTCAAGGGCCTTTATTTGATCCCTTTTTTTATGGCTCATTTTTACCCCCTAAATTTAATATAGTGTACTACAGGAAAGGTGTCTGTATAAGGCCCGTGTCCATCCGGTATCTTTAACAGATATCCATAAGTGTCCATATCCATTACACAATAGGCATGGAGCATCATCACCATGAATTGCACCAAATCCTCTACAATTTGGGCATTTACCTTTTTTTGCTTTCTCAACTAATTCTTTGGATTTATTATAAACTTTTGTCATATTATTTTTCCTCCAGAATTTCACAATTTTCCCGGATTTATTTTATTTTTCCCATATAAATGCAGGTTTGAATCTTGCAAAAGAAACACCGTTGACATATATCCAAACTCTTCCATCATCGGCAATTTGAATACCAAAATCACAATCACTTGTAAGTTTAGGGAGATTGTCAATTATCAATGACCCTCTTACATGTGTTTCTGGCATCTCAGACATCCCAGTTTTTTTCTTCCCGACAAATTGTTTTAGGCACTCAGGCATTTCTAATTTGTGAGCTATAAATAATTCAACTAGATCTTCAGGCGAAGCATCAGAACAGGATGGTTCCCCATTAGCAATTGATTCCACCTCGTACATCATTTTAACATCATATAACAGGTCGAATTCGTATGGTAATTCTCTCATTTTACTTATCTCCCTTTTTTATATTATGTAAAATTCTCTAGTTGATGCCATTTTAAATCTCCTACGTAAAAAGTTTTACGAATTGATCCAATATCAACATAACAAATATTGTTCCCCACAACACTATTATCATAAAAATAAGGTATTTCATTTCATTCTCCTTTATAAATTTAATCCAGCAGACTTGATAAATGCCATTATTCCCCGCTTAGACTTGTTATTGCTAAGGTGGCCAGTCCTCTTTATCCGGTCAAGTCCTTTATTTCCGCTGGCTGTACAAAGTCTATTTTGCGGCAGGACTGGATTTATTTTTTATCTGTTATTTGTCAAGGTGGGTGGATCATAATCAGGAATGATTTCCTCATAAGATAACCCTTCCCAATAAGACTCACCGAACACCTTTGAAGGGCCATAGTAATTGTATATATCAAATATTCTTTGTGGCAGGGTTGATTCCATGATATCGCATCCAAGAAAGTTTTTCATATCTATCCAATTAACCCAACCATACCTCTCTTTGAAATTAATATCTTTTTGAATGGAACAAAAATCAAATTTGGTATAATAGGATATTCCAGAATCAATTTCATCCTTTTCATCTGATCCACTGTGAAAACCATAATAAAACAGGAATTCATCCTCTGTTTCAATCCAGGCCATCCCATATTCCTTCAGAGATATTTCAATATCATCATCAGTTCCTTCCAGTTTTGCATGGTCGTATTCTTGTCTTTTCATCTTTACCTCCTACAGTAAATTAAATTTTGTGCAAAATATCATTCTAAAAGCAATCAATATTTCAAAATACGCTTGTTTTTGCGCTGTTTTAACGCTGTTTTAATGTTTGTAAGTAGTACGATATCATTTTTTAGTTTATAGCTCTTAAATAAGCAATTTTTAAAGTCTCTGGTTTGATACTTCGTCCAGAACATCCAGCACCAATTTTTTAAATTTATTTTTTCCCATTTCATAATAGGAAGCACCACTGGCCCCGCCATCTCCGAGTAACCTGTTCCAGACATATCCTTCCCAATCTTCTGGAGTATTTTCCAGGATCATTTCCTTAATTTCTGCTTTTACCTCAGCAATATTTACCTGTGGTTTTATCATGACAACCATCATTGTGGTAGGATTATTAAATAAAGCCTCAGCACCTTTGTCGAATGCTTCCCAATATTCCAGATCACCCTTTGCCACAATTCTTGCACCGTCATCCATAATCAATTCATACATTTTTGGATCTCCTATTTTGAGTTATAAAATTAAAACCTTATTCGGGGGCACCATTCTCCAATGATGCCAAACCCTGATAATGAATTAATAATATTCTACTCTGGAATAATCCACTCCTTCAAATCGTTCCGGCATTTCCAACATTTCCCCGTTTTCATCCACATTAATTCCGTAAGTGGTACCCTCTTTGCTGTTTTCCATATCATGCGGATAAAGGGGACGGAATCCATTATAATTATTTGTATCCATTAGGATACTTTCCAGGAAAGTACCCATTATTAATCGTTCCTCTTTTTGGAAGTCCTGACTATTTAGGAGAAAATCATTTACTCTTTTTTTCACATTATTTATTTGAATGGTTTTTCGTTTTCTGGACATTTTTGACTCCTTTTTGGGGGTTGTTTCCAACCCCCTTTTTTCAGTTTTGTTAAGCGGCAATGGAAAGGAAATCGTCAAAGGTCTGGGTCAATTTTGCGCCCTTGTCAATTTTTACGGATTCCAGGGAATCCGAATCGGTTAGTCTTTGAGAAAAGGCACTATACATATTCCAGGCATTCAATTTATTTCCTTGGAGTAGTGTTTGGACGGAGGTGTTTTCTCCTCTTAAAGTCAACCCCAATATTTCATCCTGTACTCTGGGACCACTTTCCAGCATTGTGAACACCTTTTCAAGGTCTGGAACAGCCATTTTCTTTTCGGCATATTTTGACCACATTCCAATGGCCTTCAAATTTTCTTCCATATTATCAAAGAATACGTTAACCTGGTCGCTTAGGTTCAAAGTCCCTTTATGGAGTTTTCTGATATTGATTTGATCAAACCTGGAATCCGGGGCCATCATGCCATTGGTACATATTTGCCGCATCACCTGGGAAAGCATTCTGTATACTTTGGAAGTATCGGCACTATTTTGTAGGGTTGCCATGAAAGTCAATTTATCACCTGGCAATATTTCAATATCCTTTTCAGAATGAAATTTGGCCCATATTCTTCCACCGTCTGGACTGGTATTGATATCCACTTTATTTAATCCAAATTCGGCAGGGATATGATCCAAGGTGGTGTTTATAGCATCCAGGTGCTGGACAAGATTATATTGACTGGAAACGGTCCGCAACCCTTCAACCCGGCCATCAGGGAAAATAGCAATATTATGAATGCCGTTTCCCTGGAATAGATCATTTTCATCCTGACATAATGCTTTTAAGGTATCTTTATCCACTCCCACGAGATCAAACAAGGGCCTGCCCTGCACAATATAAGGAACCTCTTCCAGCCCCGTTATTTTAGCACCCATTTTCTCCGCTTTTGTCTTAATTTCAGTTCTTACATTTTCCATGGTAACCTCCTACGGTCATTTAGATTAATACTGCATAAAATAAAATACTAATTAATTTTCATTATGTCAATTTAATTTTTTATTAATTTTTAGGAGTATTTTTCAACCCCCTTTTCCTAATTTAATCGGCTATTCTTTTAATGGATTTTTCCAGCCTGGCAAAAAAGACAACTCTTTCCTCTGGACTCATTTTCTTGGCTATTTTTATAATTTCTTTTAAAGTCATTTTTGGACCCCCCTTTTTTTCATTTTACCAACCCATTAACCAAACCCGGATTTGAATTTCAATATATTTCAGGCAAAATTCCCAAAACCCCATATCCTGATATATCATATTGGAGGATGTTTCATCCACGTAAATGGAACCCATTGTTCCAACCATTATTATCAGACAACAAACAAAAAATAATATTGCCATTTTTAACCCCCCTTTATAACCATTTATTAACTTCCGCCCAGGCGGATACAATATAAGACCCACCACTTTTCGGATAGGTAATAAATGTGGAATACCTGACTTTGCTATAATCAAGACCGGATCTTTCCACAAAGTTATTCAGCCAGGCTTGCGGAAGGGCTGTATCAAAAGCACAGTCAATTCCTATTTTTTCAGCCAGTTTATCTTTTTGCAGATCTATTGCCAAAATCTCTTCCCATGTATATTTATCCATTTTTGACTCCTTTTTGGGGGTTGTTTCCAACCCCCTTTTTTCAGTTTTATTCCCCGATTGCAAAATTCAATGGAGCCGTTTCCCCTGCCCGGATACCGGCGTTTCTGGTTTTGGAATCTTTGGGCATATTCCTTTTACTTGCCCGTCTGGATGTAAGGTTTGGATACATTTCCGCAACCGCTTCTTGAATTTCTTTTTCCTTTTGAATAACCAATGCTGTACAACCAGAATCTTCATGGATTGTGGTATCCATTTGGGCCTTCAATTCGAATGCCCGGTTCCATACTACGCTGGCCGCCACATTGCCTAATTGTTCTCGTTTCCCGGAATAGGTTTTTTGGGGCCAGGTTCCCAAGGATTCTTTTTCTATATGGTGGCAAACTACCTCGATAAAATACAAGGTGGTTTCTACGTCTGAAAAAGTCCCGATAATATCCCACTGTTTTCCATCCACCGTATGGCGTGTAATTCCTTGACAGTCAAAGGTGTGGCAAAAAATTCCCACAATTTGATCAACCCATTGGGGTACTTTCCCACGGTCCGCCGAAAATTCAAATTGATCCAAAATAAAATTATCGGTTTCAAGATCCACTTCCGACTCTTTGATCCTATATTTTGCCATCATCCTGGCGGCATGTTTTTTGAAAGTATCCCCTTCCGGGGTTCCTTCCTGGTCTTTGGCCTGGATCAAAATTTTGGCAATTTTGTCAATTATTTTTTGTTTGTCTTCCTTCATGGATAAACCTCCTACGGTTTTTAGGGTTCCAATTTCATCCTTATGGAATCATCAGTCCTGGAAAAATACCAGAATATTGGATGGGGGTTTTTCAACCCCCTTTTTTTCATTTTGGATTATTCCAGGCCCTTTCTGAAAAAAGTCCAGAATGGATCTTTTCAATATCGACTTGTTTTATTTCCAAATCGGATTCTCCACCGTACAATTTTTGGGTATGTTTCCGGAATGCCACATTGGCTTTTTCCGATGCCATATCCTCATTTTTTGCCGGAAAAATAAATACAGTGATTATTCCATACCCATTCGGGTCCACCCATTTTATTTGAATTGAATATCTATCCATTTTTACCCCCTTTTACAAAATTGTTTAAATTGCCCGTTTGGCAATTTCAATCTGATTATTTCCTTCCTGCCCACCTGATATAATCCGGCAGGAAATAAATTATTATCAGCTTTATATTTTATCCATTCTTCCATAGTTCCAATAAATTCCCACCCGAATGCCCCAAGTGGATCTTTTTTAATTCTTGTTAATTTCATAACTCCTCCAAATAAGCATTTTTGCACTTTTAAAGCATTTTAAAAACAATCTGATACTGTGCATCTAAAATGTTTTAAAAGTAAGTCAATCCCGTCAAAAACAGCCCAGGATTGACTTATTTTCTATTTCATCTATGAAATTTTGTTCATTGCCTGATATGCAGTAAAAACATATTGGACGGATCTTCCCACCAAAGTCTCCGTTTTATTTTCAACGTCGGCTACGTATTTTTTCAATTCTTTAAAGGTGACGATACCAGATCCAATTCCTTGGGCGGCATGATGATAGGCCCCTTTTCCTGTACCAGAACCATTCAAATTTTTAATTGCCAGGCTAATACCACCCACCAAAGTCTTCCAACCACCTTCACCTCTTGCCGAACCCTCTGCCATTTTTTCAATTACTGCCTTTCTGGAAAGTAAAGGATTTTCAAGGATGAAATAAACACAATCCTCCATATCATTATTTTTCACCCGTTTGGTTGCATTTTTTGCTTTTTCCTTTTGTTCAATCTTGCCGTTTTTTGCTTCGGTCAATGCAACACAAACTGAATGCAATTTTACAGAATTTTTCTGGCATTTTTTACAATTTTCAGAACCGTCAAGAAATTCCGATACACAAGTTTTTTTAGTATTTACGGAAATTTCTTCGCCTTCAATTTTAGCAGAATAATTTTTTGTCGGTTTTGTGGTTTTTCTTGTAATTTTTTTTGTCATGACAATTTCTCCCATTTAATTGTTTTTAATCTGATTTATTTCAGATTATTTTAATTTTGCTTTTTTTACTTTATTGCCTTTTTAATTGTTTCGATTAAATTTTCTATCTTACAAAATTTTATTTTATAAATTTCATAATCTGCATTTTCAAATTCAACCCATATTTTATCATTCATTGAAATAACCCAGCAATTTTTTTTGTCATAACATGAAATTGCTAAAATTTCAGAATCATTTGTAATTTCAAAATTAATCCCTGATTTTTTTATTGCCTTTTTAATTTTATTTTTCATTTTATAATCCCAAAGTATTGAACCATTGAATTGCATAAAACCCAAACATGCCCCAGACTGCTACAATAAAAAATATTTTACTCATTTTTTACTCCTTTAAATTAATAAAAATTAAATTTCTTATTTTTGGACTTATTCAAAAATTTACCCTTTCAAATAAGCCCAAAATAAAAAATCTATTTTTTTCAAGATAAACAATCTTTTCAATTTTAAAATTTTATAGTAAAAAACTTTATCGTTTCAATTTTTTACCCCTTACAATAAAATTTCTACCCTCTGGCAAAATGCTTAATTCTATCGACTTGATAATTTAAACTTGCCTATAAAAACTGTATCAAGATTTTACTTTTTTTACTCGTGTAGAAAATTTGTCAAAACGTTTTATATTTTGTCGGTTCGTTTTAGTCTTTCGATTGATACTTTTAAAAACTATGCTATTTTCAAAGGAAAAGGACTTAGTTGTTTTTGGCTTGCCCTTTTAACGCAATAGCTTAGCGTATTTTACAAACTTTCAAAATTTATATTCTGCATATTTTGACCGCTACTTTTTTACATTTTCAAAAAAACAAATTTTCAAAGATCGTCTTAATTGGAGCGGGTTTCAGCATTTTTGGCGCTTGTGCTTGCCTTGCATTTTTGGCAAATTGTTCTTGCCCCCGTTCGCTTATATTAAGAATGAAAAAGATCATTTACTTCAGGTAAACAATAAAGGTTTAAAACAAGTCTGTCAACAATTATTTTTGCTTGTAACTATCTGATTTTATTAAACATTTTTAATGAATATCATTCATTTAAGTAACATATTGATTTTATTGCATAATTTAACATAAATAAAATTAAAATAAATTAAAATAATTTACGTTTATTAATTGAATGTAATTTTTATTAATTTGTAAAAACATAAGACGATAATAAAAATTAATTAAAAATATACTGAAGGCACGCCCGCACGTATTGCAAAAACTATGCCCAGCCTGACCAACAAATTAAAATAAATTAATCAAAAAAAGGACCTAAAAAACCGACCTAAAAAATGAACCATATTTATTTATAGAATTAAAATTAATTAATAAAAATTAATTCATTAAATGAACCATATTTATTTATAGAATTAAAATTAATTAATAAAAATTAATTCAGTAAATGAATTGAATTCAGCAAAATGGTTTGGCAATTACGCCCTATAAATTTTAGTGTTTGGTGACCTAACGCAATGCGTCATCTCTTTGGTAACCAAAGAAAAATGAATGACCAAAAGAAAATGAACCATATTTAGTAAAATGAATACAAACTATAAAATACGTAACCTATTGATTTTATTACAAGTAGTGTTTAAAAGCGTTTTTTGTGCGTTTTAAGAGCTATAGGACAAGGGTGTTTATACTGCTATGTAAAAAGTCTGTATCTTAAAATTCGCTTTTTATTGAATAAAATCAAGTACTTACAAGCACTAAAAAAAGCAATATGAACACGTATAATTAAATGAATACGGTTCATTTTATATTGAACAAAAACACTAAATACAATTCATTATATAAAGTATATTCATTCAGTGAATAAGGTTCATTATTATTTTCTGTGCCACGAATGAATTCAATTCATTTACTGTATGACAAATTTTGTCCTAATGACAATTATTGGTTGTGCACCACCACATAATATGAATTAAAATTAATTAATAAAGATTAATTATATAATGAACCATAATTATTATATAAATATAATTTATTAACTGAATGAGGTTCAGTGGATGAATATCATATATTAAATGAATGCGCTTCATTGAATAAATTTGGATTATTAAATTAATGCCATTTATTTTCTGAACCCCCTTTTTTAAATGAACGGGGTGCACCTTTTCCACCACATTCATTTTTCTGAAAAAGCGGTATTACCTGTATTATCTATCAAACTATTAACATTCATTTTTCTGAAAAAGCGGTATTAATCGGTATTAATCGGTATTATCTTATAAATCTATCTTATATAAAATCAAAACAAAACATCAAAATCCACAGAAAACCGAATACTCAAATATTTTTTAAAAACTTATATCGTATTATTTTCGTACTATTATTTCACTTACACTATTGACAACCGTATTACAATTTCTTATTATCATTAAATGGAAACTTTAACCAAAACTAATTTGACAGGCTCTTTAAGAATCTCAATCAGGATTTCTTCTACTGTTACATCATTATCAATCAAGAAGAATCTTATAGCATTATGGATTCTGTTATCTGAGGAAGACCCCAAACAAACAAAAGATTTAATAACAGAGTTTGTTTATACTTGTTTAGATAAATGGGACAAAGAGACGGCAAAGGGTTTTTCTGATTTTGTTTCTGAGAAGTTAATTCAGAACATGTTAGAGAAAGAGGATTACCGAGATTACAGACGGATCTTGAAAACGATATGAAAGCTGTTAAAGACAGATTTAAGACGATTTAAGACACGTTTAGACAAAACAAATAGAGACACTTATGAGAAAGCTTAAAAGACGCAAAAAAGAGACTGTAAGAGAGCTAAGAGAGCAGAAAGACGAAAAGAAAGACAGAATTGTTCTTGTTAAGAGCAGAAACAGTCAAAAAAAGAAATCAGACAAAGAAAAACTGCCAATAATTGTTAAAAGAAAGATAAAGAAAAAATACAAAAAACAAAGGTGCAGTTTTGTTGGAATGACCAGTAGAGAATCAACAGAAATATCACAATGCAAGAATTTAGCAGTAGGAAAAGGAACATTGTGTAAAAAACATGGTGGAGATCCAGTTATAAAAGAGAATTTAATATCCACGACCATGGCAAAGTATCTTGATTTTCCGAATGCTAAATTTGAAGCTTCTGTTCATCCAATTCAATATATTCAAATGAGCAGAGAGGGTTCGAGTGAAGTAGAGATAGCGGCTCAGTTTGAAGTATCAGTGGACACCCTGAGAAAATGGGCAGAAAAATATGAATCTTTTAATACTGCTTATGAAGTTGGACAAGCGATGCATGAAGCATGGTGGATACGAGAAGGAAAGAGTAATTTGAATGAGAGATCATTTAATACATCGTTATTTAAGTTTTTGACCATGAACAAAGTAGGATATTCTGATAAAATAGAGCAAAAGAGTATGAATATGAATGTTCATGGTGTATTGGTGATTCCTGATAAAGTAACTGCTGAAGAATGGGAAGAAGAGGTGGTAGATGTTTAATATGTTAATTCCTAATATGTTGTTTGAGTGCATTATAAATGAAAGAGAGATGAAGTGCAAAAGAATTAATATAGGGCATTTAAATTTTGCTCGATTTAACAAAAATAAGACTGAAGAACAAATAGAAGCAGGCAGAATAAAAAGGTCTGCAAGACTTAAAAAGTATTGGGCTAATATGGGAAAGGCAAAAAAGGAAGCCCTATGTAAGAAAAGAGCAAAATCTCTGAAAAAATATTTAGCTGGATTATCAGAGGAAGAAATGAAAGCAAGAGTAAAGCCAGCAAATATAAAATTAACTGAAAATTGGAGAAATCCAAAGACAAGACCGAAGAAAGTAGAGCAAAATAGAAAAAATTTTAAAATGATACATACTGCCCCTTCAATAGAGGTGGATGAAGTTCCAAGAATTAATGATTATTCTGGGGTAATCAGCATGAAAGATTTGGAGAGCTTATGAGTGCAATACAAAAAAGAACATTCTCAGCTAAAACCAGGGAAGATCTTCAGATACAAGTTGATAATTTTGAAGATCTATTGAAACCGGGACAGATAATAAGTATAAGTCCCCTGGAATATATAAATTCAGGATGGTATTTTATAACTATTGAATTTGTGGGGAATTATAGATGAGACTTCCAAAAAAGGGAAAAGGAATTAAAGCTTTGGGTAAGATGAGTGGATTATCCGTAAGTGCCATTAAAGATATTTGGGAAGATGTTAAAAAGAACCATTCTTTATTAGATAGTTGTTCTTATCATATATTTGTTAATCATCCTTCTCCCAATATGAGCCGGAAATATATATGCAATAATTGTAAAGGGATTGTTGATACAACACAGAAAGTTTGGTACGAGAAAGGAATTGATCATAGTCAACCAAGGGAGGAAGTAAAATGAAAGTTTATTTTTACGGAGCTACTGAAAAAGCGGCAAAGAAAAAGTGTAAAACGTTCATCACCCAGTTAGAGAAAATGCAACATCCTGATGGTAAGAGGTATGAAGGAAAGTCTCTGAACGCATCAATGTCGGCAGTTGTATTGCCGAAATTTGTTGGAAGTCCTTTATTTCCAATTCCGTCTGCTTACCGATGTCAATTTTATGTTGAATATAATTTTTCGGTAGAGTAAATGAGAAAGAAACCGACAGTAATATGGGAACCGTGGCCTGGTTCTCAGCAAAGATTCTTGACTTGCCCTGCATGGGAATGTCTTTTGCATGGGAACAGGGGTGGTGGTAAAACTGATGTTCTAATAATGGATTTTTTGCAAGATGTAGGGAAAGGATTTGGATCTGATTACAAAGGTTTACTTTTGAGAGAAGCAACAACAGAGCTTGGTGATGTTATATCAAAGACCAGAAAATGGATTCCTCGAATCTTCCCGCTTGCAAAATATAATGGATCTCGAAAAATATGGACATTTCCTGAAGGTGAAACACTCTGGTTGAATTATGCACGTACCGAAACTGATTATGAGCAGTATCATGGTCATGAATATCCTTGGATTGGATGGGAAGAGCTTACCAATCATGCATTTGATAAAGTTTATCTGAAATTAATGTCTTGTAGTCGATCATCTAACAAAAAAATCACCCCAAAATACAGAGCAACATGTAATCCAAGTGGTCCAGGCCATCAATGGGTGAAACAACGTTTTATTGATACTGTGCCAGTTGGTAAAATTCATAAAGAAACCATAGAAGTTGAATTTCCTAACCCAAAAGGAATAATGGTTAAACAGGAATTGACTGTAACCAGAACACATGTTCAAAGTTTTCAATCAGAGAATAAATCTCTTGCGGAAGCTGATCCATTATACATGGCTAAGATCTTTTCTTTGACAAAAGACAACGAAATGTTAAGAAAAGCCTGGATTGATGGTTCTTGGGATCTTTTGATAGGTGGTTTTTTTACAGATGTATGGGATAAAAATATTCATGTACTCCCCACATTTAAAGCTCCATCTTCTTGGACACTTACCCGAAGTTTTGACTGGGGTTCAAGCAAACCTTGGGCTGTCACTTATGCATTCATTACAAATGGAGAACAACCTGAACCAGGGGGACTTGATGATGTTCTTCCTTATATCCCTAAAAACTCAGTAATTGTACCAACAGAGATATATGGGTGGAATGGGAATGTTAATGAAGGGGATCAAGCTATATCCTCAGAAATAGCTGAGCGTGTTTTGAATGTTGACAGATCCTTACTTACTGAATATAATATCAAATGTATTCCAGGACCGGCAGATACATCTATTTATGAAGTTAGAGACGGAACCTCAATTGGAACAAATTTAGCAACTCATGGATGTCGTTGGACAAGGGCTTATAAAGGAGCAGGGTCAAGAATTGCAGGATGGTCATTGATCAGACAGATGTTGGGAGCCGCAAAAAGAGGGGATATAGAAAGTCCTCATTTATATTTTTTTGATCAAGCTCAGCACCATATAAGAACATTGCCTGTAATGCAAAGAGATAAAAAGAAGCCAGAAGATATTGATACGGAGCTTGAAGACCATTTAATGGATTCCTTACGTTATTTAATCGCAAGAAAGTTGATTACATTGCAACGTAGGGCTGTAGCAAACTAAAAAGGAGCAATTATTATGGCAGACACAGAAAAACAGCAAGTTTCGTATGCATCGGTTGATACTATTCATCCCGATTATGAAAAAAATCGAGATGCCTGGGAAAGAGTTCGTGATTGTATGGATGGGGAAGATGTTGTTAAATCCAAGGCAGAAAAATATCTACCACGTCCTTCTGGAATGAAAAATGAATACAAAGATGCGTACATTGGCTATAAAGAACGTGCCCATTTCCCACTTATCACTGCATATGCTCTTTCCGGAGCTTTAGGAATTGTAATTACAAAACTTCCTGAATTTAATGTGCCAAAACAACTTGAATATATCTTGAAAACGGCTACCAAAGACGGAAGAAATCTTGATCAGTTGTTTATGGATATGATAATTGAAGTATTCCAAACTGGCAGATGCCCATTGTTGGTAGATGTTATTTCCAGTAAAAATGAATTTCGATTTGTTGATTATAAGGCAGAGGAATTTATTAATTGGAAAACTTCAATCGTTTCTGAAGAAAAAAGTTTATCTTTAGGGGTTTTAAAAGAAGCTGTTCCTGATTCTGATGATATTTTTTCACATGACACCAAAGACGTTTACAGAGTTTTGCGGATTGAAGACGGTGCGTATACCACGGCTTTGTATGAGTCGGACGGTCAGAAAATTGTTGATACTGAAGTATCCCCTACTTTACGAGGTAAAAGTTTAGATAGAATACCATTATTTCTTTCTGGATCAATAAACAATTCGTTTGATCTTCAGCCGATTCCTTTAATCTCAGTTGCCAATTGTTCTGTTCAGATTTATAGAAAAGAAGCGGATCTTGCAAATTCAGAATATCTTTCATGTAATCCTACTTTATGTATTGTTGGTGCCGCCAATGATTTAAATCTTCCGAATGTTGTTGGATCTTCTGTCATGATTGTTCTTGAAAATGAACAAGCCCGTGTTTTTTATACAGAAACTGATACGGCGGCACTCACTCATGTAAAATCACATATTACTGATCTGTATGAAGAAGCAATCAGACACGGTGTAGCTATCTTAGACGCACGTAAAGGAGTTGAAGCGGCTGAATCACTCAGAATACGTCAATCAACGCAGAGCGCATCAATATACTCGATATTTCTTGCGGCAATCAATGCTGTCAAGCAGGGTCTTGAAGCTATGTGTGATTGGGGTGGATATAACAAAGATGAAGTTATGGTTGATGCTCCATCCACACTTACCCAGGGTATTCCTGATTCAGCCATTCTTGCGAAGATTGTTGAAGGACATTCTTCTGGTGTTATTCCGTTGGAAGTAATCCATAGATATCTTGTTTATTCAGGACTTCTTGATCAAACTGTTGGTTATGAAGAATATGTAACAATGCTGGAAAATGATCCTATTAATTTGGAATCAGAAGAGGAAGAACCCATTTCCATTACAGATAAGGACGGAAATGTTATTGGTGCAAAAAAGCAAGAGACGAAAAATGATTTGGATCTTGCTGATGATGGTGAAATAACGGACAATTAACGGGGATCTGAGATCCCCAAACTGGAATCTTGAGGATTCCGAAATTTAAGGAGAACAAAAATGCCAGATTTTAAATTTATTGAAGATGCAGACATGAGAGAAAAAGTGGAAAATGCTCACAAGATCGAAGTTGATCAACTTACGATTGATTTAACCAATTCTGCAAAAGAGCAGGTGGACAATGCCGTCACTGGTTTGAAGACAAAAAACCAAGAACTTTTGGATGAGAAGAAAAATCTTGCCACAACTCTTAAAAAGTTTGAAGGGTATGATCCAGTCAAAGTCAAAGAGGCATCTGATTTTTATGAAAAGAACAAGGATGCTGAATTTCTGAAAGACGGCACAGTCGAGGAACTTATTGAGAAGAAAACTTCCCAATTAACTTCTGATTTTGAAGCACAGTTGAATGAATTGAATACGGAACTGGGTTCCACAAAAACTGCCGCAAGCACATACAAATCCTTGTTTGAATCAAAAGTTATTGATGACGGAATAAGAGATGAAGCCATTAAAGCAGGAATGTTGCCCACAGCCGTTGAGGATGCTGTAATGCGTGGACGTAGCGTTTTCTCTTTGGACGAAAAGAGACAAATTGAAGCCCGTGATTCCGAAGGAAAACTGGCACTTACTGAAGACAAAAAGGTTCTTAATACAAAGAACTGGATTGAGGGATTGAAGGAAACTTCACCTCATTATTGGCCTCAGTCAAAAGGTGCCGGGGCATTCGGTGGACGTGGCGGTTCTGAGTCCGATGCAATGGCAAAAAGGATTGCCGCCGCTGAATCCGGAGATGCAAATGCATATAGAAAGCTTATGCGTGGAAAATAATCCGTTTAAGTTGATATTTAATACTTGACATCCAGCTTTTTATTATTTAAAGTGGACTATAGATTATAAAAGTGTTCTTGAGGAACGCTGTTTTGACGACCTTGGGGGTCGGAAAACATTATTAAGAGTTTTTTTAGTAAGGTTTCACCGGCCCCTTTTCACATCCGGTGAAAATATAATATTAATTATAGGAGGAAGTAAAAATGGCAAATATTTGGGAACATCCCTCAGTGATCGCAATGGAAGCTTTGACACATCTGGAGGATGCGCTTGTAATTGCTCCTCTTTGCGCCAAGGACAAAACAAGTGATTTCACCAACAAATCCAATGGATGGAAAGTCGGTGACACTGTTTCTTTTAGAACCCACGGTGAATATGAAGTTGATGAATTTTCCTCTGCAATTTCGACCCAGTCTATCAGCACATCTACACGGCCCATGCAGATTGAAAAACACTTTGACATTTCAGTTGAAGTTACTGCCCGTGAGATGACCCTTGAGCTTGATTCTTTTATTGATCAGGTTATTCGTCCCGCAACCTACAAACTGGCAGAAAAAGTTGATACCTATGTTGGTACCAAAATTCTCCAGGCCGCAGGCGCATATTACAGTACAGCCCTTTTTGAAACTGCCGCTGATATCGCTCTTGCCCGTAAAGCCGCAATTCTGCAACAGTTGTCCATGAATCGTTTCTGTCTGGTTGATCTGGACCTTGAAGCGACTCTCCTGGGCCAGACCTGGTTTAACCAGTCTAATTCTCGTGGCGGTGACGGTGAGTTGACTCTCCGTAATGCTGACATGGGTCGTGTAATGGGGATGGATTTTTTCACCAGTATCGCCTTCCCGACTGAAACAGCCGCCTATACCGCAGGAACAATCGTTTCCACTACTAACAATACTGGTGGAACCACGAACTTGATCGGAGATTCCACTCTTGTTATTGATGCCGCCGATGCCACTGATGCCGCCAATCTTACCGTTAAAGCTGGTGATAGACTTGCAATTGCGGGTGTTCGTAGACCATTGGTTGTAGAAACTGCAATTGTTGATGCTGATACAAGCGTTGCAATTGTTCTTGTTGATCCTATTACCGAAGTCATTCCTGATGGTGCCGCTGTTACAGTTGTCGGTTCCGGTAAAGATATTCAGCATCACGGAGCTATTTTTGATGACAGATCTCTTGCAGTTGCCTTCCCCATGCTTGATCTTCCGGAAGACAAAACTGCCGCAGTTGTTTCCAACAATGGCGTAAGTATTCGTCTTGTTAAAGGATACACACAGAGTTCCAAGAAAACCACAATGTCTCTTGACTTGCTGGTTGGCGCTTTTTGTCTTGATCCCAGACACATTACATTGGTCGGGGACAAAACCGCCTAATAGTCCTTTGGGCTAATTTTCAAGGAAGGAGATAAGTTATGAAGCTTTATAGAGATGGCAAATGTATGCAAATGGTTGATAAAGATCAATTACAGATTTGCCTTGATGCCGGATGGAGCAGAACAGATGAAGTTGCAGAAGCACAGGCTTTGGAAGATGCTGAATTGGAGGAATTGCAAGCAATAGAAGATGCAAAGAAATTGCTGGATTCAGTTGAAGACGAAGATTCTGCCCCGAAGAAAAAAATCGTTAAAAAAACCTCCAGAAAGAAAAAATAAGGGGGAATAAATGGCCTTAAACGAAACATTAGGTGCCATAGATGCCAACTCCTATGTTACCCTTGCTGAGGCGGAGGCATACTTTGAAGATCGTATGCACTCCTCAGCCTGGGAAGCATTAACTGATGAGGTGAAATCTAATTTATTGGTTTCATCTTCTCAAATGTTAGATTGGTACATTAAGTGGAAGGGCTATAAAAGCTCAGAAACACAATCTATGAAATGGCCCCGTTCTGGTGTTGTTCGTCCCAGTGGGATTGAAGTTGATGATGATGTTCTTCCTGCTGAGGTCAAAACTGCTGTCTATGAACAAGCCTTTGTTAATATATCGGCTGATCGTAATGAGGATAATGCTTTGGCTGGAATCAGTCAATTGAAAGCTGGATCTCTTATGATTAAGGCAGGTCCAGAAAAGCCAAATCAAACCAACGCAAAACCGGTGCCCGAACATGTAAGCAGAATTTTATCTGATCTGACTACTGGCGGCAACGGAACCGTATGGTTATTGAGAGCATAAAATGGCAAGTATCAGAAATATATTTTTAAAGGGTGTAGAAACTGTTTTTAACGTGTTCAATGAAGCCGTTAAGAGTGGGACCTATAATGTGGATATAGACGATGGTTTTGTTACTGCAACCACATCCACAGACACTATCCGATGTATTTTTGAAACTTTTGAGGAAAAGGATGTGGCAGTTTTATCATTCTCTGAATTGATTCAGCCCCAGGATATTAAAGGGTTGATGCCGTCTGTTGATTTGGTCAATTGTGAAATGACAACTCAGGGTTATTGCATATTTGGAACGGAAAAATATGCAGTTGAAGCCTTTGAACTTGACCCAATGGATGTTATTTATACGCTTCTTTTGAGGAGGGTTTAAATATGAAAATTGAAGCTTTTATAGCAAGCTTACGACTTGGATTAAGGTCTGGTATTGAGAAAGGTTCCCGTTCAATTTTATATAGCAAGAATAACACAATTCTTGCTTTATTGAGAGCGCATTCTCCGAAAGACTCAGGGGAGTTTAGTTCTAATTGGAGAGTTGCCAGAAGCAGATATGGAAAACGTAATATATTAGCTGGATTGGTAGTTGTGAATGATACTCCGAATTATGGACAATTTGTAGCTTTTGGGGCAGAACCAAGAAAAGCCCCGTGGTATTTTCCTCATGGGAAAAGTACAGGTACTGGAAAACTTATACAGTATCAAGGAAAGATTTGGGCCGGAGGATTAAATCCCGGACACGTTGATACTGTAGGTGGTCCTATTGTTCAGGTTATGGATAGTTTTGCAAATAAATTTACTCAGGAATTTGCTGATAAAATCACCGGGCATATTGTATAATGAATAACAGAGAAGACAGCCTACAGGAAATATACGAACGGATAAAGGCAAATCGAACTGATTTGGGTCTTACTTCTTTTAAGTGGAACCCTACAGAACCAATTGCCGATAAAGATATGCCTTGTTGCATTCTATTAGAAGGCATTGATAATGTTGTTGCTCATGGAAGTAAGAACAGTTCCGGGTATCCTCTTAGACGGGCTTTAGAAGTTAAGTTGGAGCTTATAACAACATCAGTTGTTGATATTAAGTCTCTGTTAAGAGATTTAAGAAGGATTGTTTTTACGGAGAGAGGTACTGATCCTCCTGTTTATAATGCCAGGCTCCTTCCGAATAATCGAACTGGGTTTATAAATGAAAATAGAACTGAAGGCCCTACCGGTTACGGTTTACCAGATGTTCTGGGAATGAGCTTGGTTTTGGATTTAGTATATACGGATGAAATGTTATGATATTTGTGATTCCAGAAGACTATATATAAATTAACACAAACTTTTTAGGAGGATTTAAAAATGGCCACAAGCCCTAACACAGATAATTATACCTTAGGAAAAGGCGTAGTATTCTTCGATCAACTTGTCTCTGGTGTATATCAGGGAGAACGAGATCTTGGGAATGCTCCTGCCTTTACGTTTAACATCGCTCTTGAGACTCTTGAGCATTTCAGTTCCAGAGGCGGATTGAAAGCAAAGGATAAAGAAATCATTTCCCAGATTACTCCGGGTCTTGCTTTTACTCTTGATGAAGTAAACAAAGAAAATCTGGCATTGCTCACTTTGGGCGATACCACAACCGTTACACAAATTGCCGGAACAGTTGCGGAGGAGGAGGTTGTTGCCCATCTTGATTTGCGTTTTGATCTTGAATATCGCCAGATATCCTCAGTTGTTATCATGGATGAGACTGATACGGATACCTATATTGCCGGAACTGATTATGTTATTGATACGACCCTCAGTGATGATAAGATTGGCAGGGTCAAAGTTTTGTCAACCGGCTCCATCACTGAAGGTGAGACACTTCACGTTGCCTACAGTTATGCTGGAATTACCTATACGAACATTGCCGCTTTTGCCAATACTCAGATTCAAGGGAAGCTCAGATTTGTTTCTGATAACCCTGCTGGACAACAGCAAGAATTGGAAGTTTGGAGCGTATCACTTGTTCCCGCTGGTGACACGGCACTGATTGGTGATGACTGGTCCACACTCGGCTTTACCGGAGAAATCCTGAAAGACGAAACCAACCACGCACTGTCTCCGTATATGAATATTATCATGGATCAGGCCACAACCTAATATTAATCTTTAGTGTTTTTGCCAAAAGTCTGGTGGGCAAATAAAAGAAAAAAGTCCACCAGACTTTTAAAACATTACTCAAAAAAGAAGGAAAGATAAGATGAAAGAACGACAGACACTATCCCTCGATTTAGACTCCTTGTTTCCTGGTTCAACCGTTACCATTGGAAACCAATCCATTATTATCAAGCCATTGACCATTGAGCAACTTGCCATTTTATCCAAGAAATTAACTGGATTTGGTGATGTTCTTGCTGAAAAAGGAGTTACTTGGGAAAACTATAATTCCCCGGAAAATCTATTTAAACTCGCAATCGTCATATTGGAGAATGTTCCAGATGTTTTGGAAGAGGCATCGAATGTTCGTATTGAAGATTTGAGAGTATTGCCAATTGAGTTGGTTGTTGAAATTATTGAGACAATCATCTCTGAAAACTTGAAGTCCAAGGAATCATTGGAAAAAAACTTCAAGAGCTTGACCAAGAAATTTCTCCCGGAGGAAGAAGTAAAGGCGAAAAAGACTCCGTTGAAAAAGATTCGAACATAACCTTTGCCATTCAAACGTTAGTGGCAAATGGTCATCATTGGTCGAGCATTAAAACATATACGTTATCTGAGATAGGAACGTTCTTTAAGACAGTCGTTCTACTTGAGAGGGATAAGAAAGCTCAAAAGATCTCAGACATTTGGCAAGGTACAAATTTGACTTTAGATGGACTGAAACAAGTTTTAAAGGATTTGGGCATGAATCTTGATAAGAAGCCAGAAGAAAAATCAATTGAAGAGGTGAACAGCGATTGGAAACGACTGGCTGAATTTATGTCAAAGCAAAGGTAATTCCTTAGCAGAAGAAAAGACAGCGTAAAAAGAATCAATTATGTCTAAGCAAGGAAAATGATATGGCTGATGTTAAAAAAACGGTAGAAATTGCATTAAATATTGTCGGGGCAGATACGAAGTCTACCCAAAAAGTAATTACTGCATTTGAAAAAATAACAAAGGCCGTGGATATTTCCACTACCTCTTTGAATAATTTTCAGAAAGCCTTAAACTCAATTAAGGTACCCGCCTCCTTTGATACAATAGTTACATCGTTAAAACAGTTAGGCGGAATTAAAGCCCCAAATCTTGATAATATTGCAAATGGTTTTAGAAAGTTGGGGGAGATGGGCACTCCCCCTGATTTGGCCCCGTTTGCTACACAATTAAAAAAACTTCAGGGTATTACTCTTCCAAATCTTGGTCAGATTGGAACCGGATTAAAAAATATCATGGAAACTCCTTTGAGTGGGTTTGCCCTGAAAGTAGGAACTCTTGAAAGTCAATTAAAAAGATTACAAGGAATAACACTTCCAAATCTGTCCCAAGTCGGGACTGGTCTTCGATCTTTAATAAATACTCCGTTAAGTGGCCTTGCCCTGAAAATCGGAACTCTTGATAAAAATTTAAGAAGATTACAAGGTATTACTCTTCCTAATCTTGGTCAGATTGGAACAGGTCTTAGGGCTATAATGAATACCCCTTTGTCTGGTTTCAATATGAAAATTACCACCCTTGAAACTGGATTAAAAAGATTATCAGGAATAAATTTAGATAGTCTTGCATCAACTCTTCAAAATATTACAAAAATCAATTTGGGCAAAGCAGGACTTCAGCTTAAAAAGATTGAGAAAAGTATTCAGGACGTTGGTACCACGGCACAATCTTCTGGATTACGTGTCAGAACCTTTGCCGATAAAGTAAGAACAGTTCTTCAATTTAGGGTTATTTCTGGAGTTATTCAGAATTTAAACCAAGCTTTCATGGCAGGAATAGATGCCATAGTCAGTTATGATCAAGCATTAAAAGATCTTCAAGCAATTACTGGAGCAACATCTCTTGAAGTTGCTCAGATGGGGATAAAGATTCTGGAAGTAGCTTCTACCACTAAATTTTCTGCTTCTGAAGTTGCTGAAGGTATGCGAACAATTGGTCAGGCTGGTTTCTCAGCAAGTGAAGCTGTTCAAACTATGCAAGCTGTCTCTGATCTTGCTACTGGCACGCTCTCTACGATGGGTTCTACAGTCGATTTAGTGACAACAGCTATGCGAGTATTCGGAATTGACGCATCTCAGTCTACAACGATTGTAGACACTTTTGCAAATGCTGTTAATAAGTCAAAGCTCACAGTTGATAAATTAAGAACGGCAATGAATTATGTTGGACCAATTGCAAAAGCCGCAGGCATTAATTTTAAAGAACTGTCCGCCGCAATGGGAACATTAGCAAATTCAGGATTACGTGCATCAACAATGGGTACTGGTCTTAGACGTATATTTGCAGAGTTGGTAAGTCCTTCCAAAGCTTTGAAAGAAGCCGCAATGGAAGCTGGTGTTGCTTTGAATGAGCTTGACCCTACGTCCAACGGGTTAGCTTCTGTATTAGATAATTTGCAATTAGTTTTGGCGGATTCAGGAACAGCATTTGATATTTTTGGAAAACGTGGGGCCGCCGCCGCTCTTGCTTTAGTAAGTAATGATAGTGGTTTTAGAACAATGCTTGATACCGTAAGTAAATCCGGAACTGCCGCAAGAATGGCCGCAATTCAAATGGAGGGTCTTGGTGTATCCTTCAAGAATTTAAGGGATAGACTCGGAGTTCTTGCAGTTGCGATAGGAAACGGTGGTGTTACGAACGCCATGAGATTATTTGTTGATATTGCTAAAGGCATGATTATTACTTTGACAACTTTGGCGGATACAACTTTTGGGAAATTGGTTATAAGTTTGACTGTTACCGCCGCCGCTGTAACTGCACTTATAGTTGTTTTTCAGAAATTAAAAATTGCCGCTGTGTTTACATCAATACTTACTGGATTACAACAAATATCATCTTTGGCTTTATTGGCTGAAACCTCCGTTCTTGGATTATTTAAAATTCTCGCATTAAATCCGTATGTTCTTGCAATAACAGGGTTGATTGGTTTGGCACTTGCTATTAATTCAGTAATGGGAAATACCAGAGAATTATCTGAAGAAGCGGCAAAACAAGCTGATGATTACGGGGTTTTAACTGACGCTGTTAATAATTATCAGCAAAGTATAATTGGATTAAAACCTGGATCAAAAGAATTAAAAGAAGCAAATTTAGCTTTACGGGATAGTTTATTAAAAACTAAAAATGAATTTACAGAACTTGCCAATGAGTCTTATGCTGTAATTGCCAGTATCGGGGCCGTTGACGGTGTGGTTAAGGAAGGTTCTGATGCCCTGGAAAAATATGCAGAAAAATTGGATTCTTTACAATATCAGAAATTAATAACCAGTTCAAATTTGGCAAATAAATCTTTGCAGGAACAAACTGGGTTTTTAAGCAGACTTGGTAATAAAATTAAAGATATGAATGCGGCTGATGGATTATCAGTTGTTGATAGAATTGCTTTTCTAAAAGAACAGGAAGCAGTTGAGGATTTTTCTAAAGCTCTTGCAAAAGGGGATGTTGGGTTTAAGAAGTTGTCTGATACAATTTCTGGATGGGATCATACGAGATTAACAAACCAACAAAAGGAAATAATTGCCGGATATGAATTTATTGACGAACAGTCCAGTAAGTTCATTGATCATTTGATTAAGACAAATAAGGTTGGTTTGGATGATACGGTTGATAGTTTTATTAAATTAGCGAAAGATGCCGGACTTTCTGGTGCTTCTTTAGATGCTGTTGTTGAAAAACTTACTATTTTGAAAAAAGCTTCCTCAGAAGGTTTTTCAAATAGAATAGAAAAATGGGAAAAAGATACAAAAAATGCAGACGGTAGTTTATCTGATTATATTGAAACCTATTTGAAACTTGAGGGTGCCGCAACTGAAGCAGAAAAAAGAGAAGCAAATACCCTTAAAGCTTCACAAGCTAATTATATTGAAAAATTAAATAACGCAAAAGCACTCAGAGCGCAGGAAATTAAGGACGGCGTGTCAAGAACTCTTGCCGCTAAAAAATATTACGAAACAGAACGGCGGCTCGTATTAGAATCGGAATCAGTAGGAAAACAAGCCGCACAATCCAGACTGATTCAGAATGCAAAAATGCTTGCAAAACTGTCCGATGATCATCAAAATAATTTGGATTCAATCGCTCTAAAATATAAAAATAATGAAGATCTGATTGAAAAATATAAAAGTGAAGCAATTGTTAAGTTTAAAGCAAAAGAAAAGAAATTATTAGAAGGTCAATCTATTGATTATTCTAAGATAATTGAAGATTATAAAGAATCTCTTTCTGAAAGAGAAATAGCTTTTTCCAAGCATTTGGATAAAATTGCCGCAGATGAATCCAAGGGAGTTCTGACTTCAGAGGAAGCAAACGCCAAGAAATTAATTGATACTGTTAAATTTTATGATGAAGAATTACGGATTGCTACAGAAACACGAAAATTAATTGATAAGGCAGAAGCTCCGAACGAATATAAAAAGGCACAGGATGCAGAAGTTGCCGCAGAAAAGAAAAAATATACGGCGCTAACCAAAGCTCGTTATGATTTTAATAAAACCATAACGAAAGCACAGGAAGAGATTGATGAATTAGGTGATAAATCAGTTGTTGAAGCTGGTAAATACAATCGTAAAATTGAAGATGAAAAAATATCTCATTTACAAAAACTGAAGGATATGGCAAAAAGCCATGCGAATAAAGTAGAGAGTATTAAAGAAGCATCAGCAGAAAAAATAATAGCTATTGATAAGAAAATTGCTGACAATAAAAAAGGTTTAGAAGCAGAGCTTGTCAACCTTTCTGCATCCACTGAAGAAAAGCTTCGAAATGTTAGAAAGAAAGGAATGACTGATTCACAAAAAGATGCAAGTGATCAAGCCGCCGCACAAAAATATATTGCAGAAGGCATTAAGCAAGTGGCCCAGGCAAGTAGAGACGGTGATGCCGAGGCCCTTGCTTCAGGGGTTGATAGAATAAAACAAGGCGAATCTATTGCCACTGGTTTAAAGAGTCAAAGAACTGCCACAGATCTTCTTAACAAAGCTCTTGGTGGATTAAAAGATGCCGCTAAAACGAAAGCCAGATTAAAAGATATTGAATTACTGAAAAAGAAAGAGGAAGAATTGGCAAAAACTTCCAAAAAACTTTCGGATGAGGATGCTAAATATAAAGATAAAACTGATGCGGCTGTAAATTCTTATGATGCAATAATTGCCGAAGAAAATAGAAGGCATAACACAGTAATGGCCAATACTGCCAAAGAGCAAATTGCTGAGAACGAAAAAACCGCCCAAGCATTGAGAAATTTACAAAGCTTAGATCCTTCAATTGATAATTCTAAGCAATTGGCTGTTATCAGCAAAGATACAGAGGCACTAAAAAGTAAATTATTGGTTTTGGCAGAAACAGACACTACAATAAAGAAACTTGTAGGCTCCACTGAAAATTTTGAAGCTACTAATAAGAAATTTATGAGTGGTTGGAGAGATACAGAGGATGCAATTAAGGGTTCTGCTGATGCCATAAATTCTGCCGCAAGTGCAACGGATGCTTCAGCGTCAAAGTTTGATTCATTGGCCGATAAAGCGGATAATATGGGGTCCGCTTTAAATGAGGCTTTGTCATCAAATGATATTGAAGGTGGAATATCTGAGTATGTAAAAAGTTTGGGAATAATTGAGGATAAGGTTGATAATGTAAAGGTTTCCGCTGATGAATTAGACGGGATGAGCATTGAACCAAAAGTAGATGAAAATGATAAATTGAGACAATTGGGAGAAACAATTGAGTCTCTTACCTTTAAAGATCATATTATAAATATTATTTTTAAATTTACTGGTGTTGACAAACTTGATGCTGTAATCACATCAGTTGAAAAATTGATAAAATTAGCAAAGAACCCTATTACATTTAAACTTCAAACTCAAGGATCTGCTCCCAAAATAATATCTGCCGCAAGTGGAGCAAGAATACCTGGGTTTGGTGGCGGTGATAGACGTCCAGCATTATTAGAAGATGGCGAATGGGTTATAAATAAGTTTGCTGTTAGAAAGTTTGGTGATAGTTTTATGAATAGCATAAACAGCATGACATTGCCAAAGTTTGCCACTGGTGGAAGAGTATCAATGCCAACTTCATCAAAATCTAATTCGCCTTTCGGAAATCTTGGTAATTTTGGGACCGTGACATTAGATACGGGAACAGCAAAGATTCCAGTGATAATGCAAAAAGATGTTGTCGGTCAATTAACTTCTCATTTAAATAATTTAAAAAGGTTTTCAACTTGAGCATGAAAAATCTAACACATGAAGAATTGCTTAGGCAATTGGATTATAATCCAATAACTGGCCTTTTCTATTGGAAAAGTACAAATTCTAAAAGAGTAAAAGTAGGTGATGTTGCTGGTACATTTAAAAGAAAAGATGGATATGTTATAATAATAATTAATGGTACAGGACATAAAGCCCATCGTCTTGCTTGGTTTTATGTTCATGGGTATGATTCAGAGTATTCAATTGATCATTTTCCAGACAGGAATAAACACCATAATTGGATTTCTAATTTAAGAGAAGCCTCAAGTCAATGCCAAACAAGAAATCAAGGAGATAGAAAAGACAATACTTCTGGTGTCAAAGGAGTAAGTTTGAATAAACGAGAAAATAAGTGGAAAGCATATATTGAAATAAATCAAAAACGAAAACATCTTGGAACTTTTGAAAATTTTGATGAAGCTGTTTGTACCAGATTAGCTGGTGAGCAGTGTGTTAATTGGGAAGAAAGTGATCCAAATAGTCCTGCATATCAATATGTTAAAAAAAATATTTTTAAAGAGGTATTTGTATGATAACATTAAACGGGGTAACTCTAAGTGAGGATTTATTGTGGGAAAATGAGTTTGATAATCCCACAATTTCTCAGAACATAAAAAGAACTCTTTTGGGTGTTCAGATTGTTCAGAATATGCCTTTGGTTGGAGGACGTGTGATTAATTTGTCCGCCATTGCAAGTGGATCGGAGTATTCTGGGTTTTTTACAAGATCACAGATCCAAGAATTTAAAAATTTAGAGGAAGCGGGAATGTCTGTTGTCTTTCATTATGAAGGACAGGAATTTAATGTGGTAGTACAGGCAGAAGGTGTACAAGTTCAGTCATTGATTCCCAGACCAAATCATGATACAACTGATCTTTATTCAGGCACACTAATTTTAATAGAAGTTTAGGGGGATTTTAAAATGGCAATAGTAGATGCAGAACTCACAATGAGAAAAAGTTTAGTGGTAAGTGATGTAGCGGCTAATGGTGGGTTGATGAATAATTTATCAGCAGGTCTTGTGACTTCTGGAGTGGTTAATAATGTATGGCCTTCTGTTTTTAAAGCGGAACGTCTTGCAGGATCAACCAAATACAGAAAAACATTTTTGAAAGTTGCCAATGATTCGGATGAGACTTTGTTCAATCCTCAGATCTGGATGGATATCATTACTCAGGGTGATGATTGGCAGGTATTTTTCCCTGGAACTCAAACAGATATTCAAAGTGACATTGATGGATCTGAGGCTTGTTACGGATGTGCCGCTTTACAAGCAAACATTGCGGCTGGTGTTTCCTCTTTCACCGTTACCGTTGAAGATACCTCTCTTGTTCCAGGTGGTGCTGATGAGATTTTCAGAGACGGTGATACAATTAGGATCACCAATAAGGATAACCCCTCGTCTGTAACTGGCACGGAAGAAGATCTTGTTATCAGTGGAACTCCCTCTGTTTCTGGAAGTGATGTAACTATCACTATTACGGGAACTACGGCCAATGCGTATAACACGGATGACAATACCAATGGAACAAGGGTCATGTCAATTCTTGAACCAGCAGATATTGCGTGTGCATACTCTTCTTTTGTTGATACTGTGGCCGGTACTGGTGCTTATGACGATGCCACTTATCCTCCGATTATGGATAATATTGGAACGATTGATCAGACAATTACTATCACTTTTACTGATGCCACAAACTTTACAGCGGCATCAAATGTTTCCGGTGTTACTTTAACTGGAGGAGCTATTGGAACTAATTATGCTCCCAGTAACCCCACTTTTACAAAACCGTATTTTACGCTTGAAACTGCTGGTTTTTCAGGAACCTGGGCGAACGGAGATACTATTGTTTTTCACACTTCTCCAGCCGCTTATGCAATTTGGCAGAAAAGGGTTGTTCCAGCCGCCGCATCATCTTTGACAGGGAATAAAGCTGTGGTAGTTTTTTCTGGGGAAAGTGCTTAGGATTTATAAAAGGAATATGTAATGGATACTTCCATAACTGTAAATTTTAATGATCCAGATGAAGTTGCTGGGTTACGTGATCTTCTGATTATAGAGCAGAAAGAGTGGGTAAACACTATAGGAAAAATTAAAATGTCCGATTTTTACAATTTTTCCTATAGTATACTTGCCAGCAAAGCTTATGAAAACTCGATTGATTGTGGATTAGACTCTGATGGGTCTTGTACTTCTCTTATTTACGTTTACCCGAGAATAGTAAATTTAGCTTATCAGATGTGCGCCAGTTATGGATTTTTATCAAGTAGACAAATTGATGATTTTAATCACAAGGAATTGATCAGTTTCAATATCGCAAAGAAAGCGTATTTAACCTATTCACCCTCTGGTAATACTTCATACTCTTGGTTAGGTTCCGTTTATGACTCTGCTGGAAATGTGAGATCCTCCCCAAATGTTTCAATAGATGAATTTGGGCATATTGTTTTGTCTGAAAAAGTATATGGAACTTTGAAAGTTGACTACCCTCTTCAACGCCATGTTTACACATTAACAGTTGAACCAAGAGGATCAGGCACGGACATGTTTGGTGCAGTCGTTTATGGGCTTTATGATGGTGGGTTGTCTTGGCTGGAAATAAGCAATCCGCCAGACATTGACGAAGTATCTGGAGGATCTGTAGTGTGCGGAGGCATGAATTATAGTATGTCCGATGATGAATATGATCCTAATCCTGAGGATGAGTCCCCTCTTGATGCTCCTGAAGTAAATAGGAGAATAGTTTATGATTATTGTTCTCAGGTTCTTATAAGTGATGAGACAACCTACAACGGTATTATGCCCGGACAAGGATAAAGATATACTCTACTATCAGAAATAGTTAAACCTGTCTTAAATCGACAAGGAACGTACAACAACATGACTTTAAACAAAGATATAACAGTTAAGTTTGAAGATGATTCATTTGAAGGGTCTGGGTATCGTACTTGGATCAAAATGGAACAGGTTTCTATTTCTGAGACTTCTAACACCGCTGACTTGTATGATATTTTTCAAATGATGGGCAGTGCCGCTTCTGGATTAACTTCCCGTTCGTACACTCCTGAAGGGCTTGATTATGTCAGATTTCAAGGCAATAATATTCTTATTGATTTAGATTTTTGGGTCTTTCCTTCTGATTTAGATTTGGCTTATTCTTTGAAAATAAACCAAGGAACTATAAGCGGCAAATCCTTTGAAGATGTTCCAAAAACCGGAAATATAGTTGTTCCGTTATCAAGACAGGTGCAGTTAGAATATTTAATCAATGAAGCCTCTGCCTCTTTGTCATGGGAAACCCCAGTTTATAATGATATTGGTAATGTTTTAGCCAATCCTGAAATTATTATTGATGGACCATATATTGAATTTGATCAAAAAGTTTTTGGGATTATAAGAGCGAACATAGCGGCTAAAGGATATAGATATACAGCTACTTTATCTTTTCCTAAAACGGAGCAAGAAGATGTTTCCTGGATGATTAGAGATCAAACGACATTTGCGTCCATCAAAAATGTTAAGGCCAGTGTAATTTGTTCTTATAAAGATGA